ATCCCCACACCTCGCTGCCCGCCCCCCCCTGGAAGGACCCGTGCCCCTTTGGCGATCCGGGCGGCTGCAATGAAGGGAAAAAGCGGCACTCAGGCAGCCCCGAACGGCAGGCAACGTTGCCGACTGCGCCATCGGGGGCGCCATGCAGCAGGGCCGTCGCCGTATCCTCTACGATGCCACTAGGATACGGACTTGCCTTCCTCTGAGGAACATGCTGTCTCATAAGACTCTGACCCCGCTTTGACACTGTAGGACATTCCACGCCATCACTCACCACATTCCCCGTTCCTACAACATCTTACGCCCTCAGCACCGCCCTGACCGACACGCAATACGGACATTCTCGGACTCTCTAAGAAAGCCTCAGACTGCGCCCAAGCACTGCACAATGGGCTGCGCCACACCCTTACCCCCCCGTCCCTGTCGCGTGCTGTCCAGCCTCGTCCCCTTCTGTCAGCCTGTCCAGCGCCAGCATCGCGCTCCGCTTCTCAGGCCCAGCCACCTGAGCATAGATCCGCATCGTGGTCTGGACGTTCGCGTGCCTAGCCAGCTCCTGCGCCTGCCGCGGCATGGCCCCTGCCCTGCACAGCCACGTCACGAACGTGTACCGTAGCGCGTGAAAGTCCAGCACCCCCTCCGCAGTCTCATACTCGAGCTCGTCCGCATACGCGATGTCTTTCCGCATCGCCCCCAGCAGAGCACCCCTCACGCACGAGCCTACCCTCGTCCCAGTGTTCCTCGGGGCGAATACCAGGTCATCGCCGCGCGGCGGCCGCCGTTGCAGCCACGCCCACTGCACCCGCCAGTCCGCCAGCGCCTGCGCCACGCTCGGGGGCAAGGGCAGTGTGTCCGTCCGCTTGGACTTGCTCACCAGCGCCGTCACCGTCAACTGCTCTTTGTCCCTTGGGCTCAGCTTGACGTCTACCCACCGCAGCTCCCTGACCTCCCCACGCCGCAGCCCCACCCTCGCCGCGAGCTGGTACGCCAGCGCCCGTTCCTGCCCGATCGTGTCCAGCAGTCGCAGCCTGTCCTCATCCGCTGCCGGATGCGTCCGTTGGTACTCCGCCCTTGGCCGCTCCCGCGCCGCCTGCACGAGCTGTCCGAACTCCGTCACCGTCAGGGCTCGCCGACGCCGACGCCCGGGATCCGTCTCTGGCTTCAGCATCGGGATTTTCGCCACCATCTCCACCACCCGCTTCTCCCAACGCCCCTCCTCAGCGCCCCACCGCAGCAGCATCTTCACCCGCGTGACCCGATGGTTCCGTGTATGATACCGCTTCCCCTCGTCCAGCAGCCGCAACAGATTCCCCTCCACCGCCACCCGCGTCACCTGCCGGATCACCCGAGCCCCCATCTGCCTGAACCCCCGCAGCAGGTCGCTCCGCACAATGCTCACATACCGCGGCGAGCAGCCGCTGGCACGCAGATGCGTCGCAAACGCCTCGACGTGCCTCGTCAGCGGCACCCGCCGCCACCGCTCCATCGCATCCCCGTCCACCCCAGCCCGCGCCGCCTGCTCCAGCGCAGCCATCTTCTGCATCGTCCCCGCCCGATCCGTGCACCCCACCTTCGTCCGCTCCCGCCCATCGGCGTCCCGATACCTGAAATACCACTTCGCCGACACCCGCGGCTCGCCCGTCACGGGATCCAGCCTGCGGCGCTTGAACGTGTAGCCCATCAGCTCACTCCGTTGGCTCGCCCTGTGCCTCCGCGTCGCGCTCCCGCACGAACGCCTCGATCCGCGCCCGCGCCCAACGCGGCCGCCCAGGGATGTCCACGGGACTCGGTATCGTGCCCATCGCACGCATCCTGTCCACGGTCCGCGGCGTCACCCCCAGCAGATCCGCCACCTGCCCCTTGCTCATCAGCACGCCCGCCTGCCCGTCCCACTTTCGAGCGGCGTGCTCCCGCTCGAACTCCGCCCGTAGCACATCGGCTATCAGGCGCCGTAGTTCCCTCGCGTCCAGCACCACTGTCTCGCCCATCGCCCTCGCTCCCTTCCCCTCCCCATCATACGGCTCGTCTCCCGCCGCGTCAATCCCCCGCCGCCTCGCCCTCAGCGGCCTCGTCAAACGGCAGAGGCAGTTGCCTCACCGTCAGGGCGAACTCCCGCTGATCCGCGAAGACCAGCCCGTGGCGCTCCACTACGCAGCAGAACTCCTCCAGGTCGTGCTTGCGGGACGTCCACCCCGTGCGCGTGCCTTCCTTGTCCAGCTTCGGCTTGCAGTGGCAGAGCTCGTGGTCGATCAGGGCGACACGCTGCTCGGCGCTCAGGTGCACCCACTGGTCGTACGACAGGGTGACCACGAAATCCGCCTCGCTCACCACCTTCGCAACAGCCGATTGCTTCTTCGCCGTGCCGAGCGTCACCTTCCCGTGCTTCACAGTGCCCCGCGGCTTGAACACGTAGACGATAGCTGCCCCCGCCAGCTCCTGATGCCACTGCTCCCTCACCTGCTTCGCTATCTCCAGCACGTCGTCGCCGCACAGCCGCGGCTCCTCGATCGTCGCTTGCATCTGCCTCTCCTCTCACTGCCCCTCGAACGTCACGGCCCACGTCCACGGATTGCCCACCACGTACCACGCCAGCCCCGCCTTTGCCCGTGTCTCACGCAGCTCGTCCCACGGATACGACACGAAGCAGTCCTCGCGCGCCCGCGTGTAGGGATTGCGCTTCGCACGACGCGGCGACGCGTTGATCCCGTCCCACGTGTTCATCCACTGCTCTTCCAGATGGTCTACCGCCGCCTGCCCACGCAGCGTCGTGCTCAGCCCCTCCGCAATGATGTCCGCCGTGCTGATGTCCTGCACCCGCTGCGCCCGGATGTCCACCACAGGCCGCGTCAGCCGGCACGCGTCGCGGGGCATGTGGATCGAGGGGCGCCAACGCACGTCGTCTGGCTTTTGGTCGGTCGCTCGGTATACGCAGACAGGGTTCTCATCCGCGTCTGGGTAGATAGCCCACCCCTCCCGCACCCACAGCACGTCGCCCGGCACGCCGTAGGGGCAGCGGATCACCCGCGGATAGCCGTACCGCTTAACTGCCCACACGGGGCCCGCCACCCGCCACTCACCTGACTCACCCCTGCCATCAGTGAACCAGTGATAGCCTGCCCCCGCGAGCGCGCGCACCGCCTCGACGGTTGGTGGCTGCGGCTTGATCACCCGCCGCGTCTCCCACTTCAGGCCGGCGAGGATCGCCTGCACGCCCCAGCCCTGGAAGATGATCGGATGCTCTGCCATCTCTGCTCCTTTCCCTTGGCGGCCTTGGCGGCCTTGGCGGTTCACCCTCTTCGCCTCACTTCACCAGCCCCCAGACGGCCAGCACCAGGTAGACCGCCCAGAGCGCCGCCTGCGGCCAGTCGCGCCGGCGCGCGTTGTGCGTCATCCACACCACGTCCGTCACCATCCACACCCCGAACCCCCACCGCTCGCCCGACGTCACAGCCACCGTCCCCACCACCGCCGCCGCCGCCGTCACCCATAGCACACACCGCCTCATGGCTTCTCCGCCGCATACACCGCAATCTGCCTCATCAGCCCCTTCACCTCCCTCAGCTCATCTTTCATCGTTCCTCCGATTAGCCCGAGCACCATCAAGATAATCCACAACAGGATGACTGCGATCGTGTCCGTCTCACCACGCCGGCCCCTCCGCTTCCTGCTGATGAGCGACCACGCCGCTACGAAGGCCGTGTGCCACACGCCCATCGTCGTCGTCTTCAGCGCGGCCTTGTCCACACGCTGCGGCACCTCCTGCCCCGGCGGCTTCGGCAGGCAGTTCGCCACACTCAGCCGCGTCCGCTTTCGCTGCGCCTTCGCCGACCGCCTCGCCGCCTTGCGGAGATTCGCCTTGCTGACCGCCTTCGCCCGCTGCCGCATCCGCAGCGCGTGGCTCTCCGTCGTGATCCGCATCGGCACGCCCCTTTCACTGGTAGCTCGCCACATGGAGGATCCCGTGGCTCTTCTTCCACGCCTCGAGCCGCAGCACCACCCCCGCCAACGCCATCGCCGCCGCCGTATCCCCCGACGCGTCGGCTCGCCGCGCCGCCCGCACCAGCGGCAGCTCCGCGTCCCACACCGCCTGGCACAAGCCCTGCGACGTCACCCGCGTCGAGTTCGGCATCACCGCACGCGCCTGCCGCCGGCGGCGACGCTCGATCCCCATCAGCACTACCGTGCTCAGTACCGATCCCGCATATAGCCCGATGCCAATCCCAGCAGTCAATGCCGTCGTCCAGTCCATCCCGACCTCCTTCCCTGGCTCAGCACGCCAGTGCCGACCGGTCGATGCCCCTCTTCGCACACGCCCGCTGCTCGCCCTGCGAGCACGCCGGGCACACCCTGTTCCACGGCCCCTCGCTCTCGAACGCCTCTCCACAGCCCAGGCACACCCGCGGCCCCACATACGCCGCCCGCTCCGCCGCCTGACGCGCCGCCGCCCGCTCGCACTTCGTGCAGTAGTCACGCCGTGCACGGCACTTGAACCACAGCCCGCACCCGTCGCATTGATACCACAAGTCCTTCGGTCGCGGCCGTACCGCCCCGCTGCGGATCGCCGCCTTCCGCGCGTTCTGCCACTGCCGCTTGCACTCCCCCGAGCAATACACCTGGCCGTTCGCCCGCGGCTCGTACTCCCCCTGGCACCATCTGCACTGTCTCGTCAGCGGCATTGCCGCACCCCCTTCGGATGTTCCGCCTCCCTGAGCTCCCGCCAGATCTCGATCTCCATCTGCACCACGATTGGGTTGCCCGCCAGACACAGCTCGCGAAAGGCCCGACCGATCGCCCCGACGCTATTCCGCAGCGTCACCCCCTTGAGCTCCACCAGCTCCGCCACCGCCTCCACCGCACGCCCGTCGCACCGCCGGTAGTGCGCCAGCAGCAGACCACCCAGCCGCCTGTCCAGGTCGCCCCTCCGATACGCCCGCACCCGCTCCGTCACCGCCGCCGCAAGTCGAGCCAGCTGCGCGCGTATCGCCCTGTCCTCGCGCTGCATCCTCTCTACCCCCATCACTCACCCCCTGCCGATCCGCGCTCGAAGCCCCACCGCCTCTTTGTGCAGGCGCGCGGCCTCTCGCACGGCGACGAGGTCCCTCGCTATGTCGGAACACGTCCACACGGCCGTTGCCGCCAGATATGCCGCGTGCATCTTGTTGTATGCCGCCAGCGCCTGCTCGAGCTGCGGGGCAAACGGGCAGACCATCACAAGAGGCTCCGCATCTCGCGCGCCGCCTCCGGCCCCAATCTGCTGAGCCTTTGCGTCCCCGGATCGATCCTCAGCCACAATCTGCCTCCTTTCCCACCGTCCCGGTTCTTCGCCACGTCGATCACGAACCCGTGCTCGAAGGTCTCCGACGGCCCGACGATCGTGCTCTCGAGCTCGGGCCGCTCCTTCACCGGCCACCAGACCAGCAGCGCCACGTCCGCGTCCTCCCCGATCGCCTTGCTCTCCCGCAGCCCCTCGAAGCTCGGCATCCCCCGATGCTCGTGCCCGCCCACCTGCGACGTCGCGACCACGCACAAGTCCCCCCGAGCCGCCACCGTCGCCAGCCACGCCGTCAGCGCACCCACCGTCAAGTCCCACCTGCCGTCGTGCCCCGCGCCCCCGTGCCGGTGCGCCATCTTCTGAAGCGTGTCGCACACCAGCAGCCACGGCCGCGTCTCCGCCACCCGCGCCTCGATCTCCGCGCGCTCCAGACCGTGATACACGTGCAGCCGCCCCTCGCACTCCTCCGCAAACGCCACCGCGTCCGTCGCCACCCGCGCTCGCTGCGCCTCCGTCAGCGTCCGAAGCTGCATGTCCCGATACGGCACGGCCGTCCGCCGGCTCAGCAGCCTCGGCATCAGACGCGTCGCACTCTCCTCGTACCCCGCATACAGCACGTCCCCACCCGCCTCGAGCGTCGCCAGCACGGCGCCCACCGCCAGCGCCGTCTTGCAGTGCCGGCTCCGGCCCCCCACCACCCACACCTGCCCGGGCGACAGCCCGCCCGTCAGCTCGTCCACCGCATCCACCCCGCAGCCCCAGCGACGCCGGCCCTCCTCCGCGTCCGGCGCCATCGCCCGCACCACCGTCGCCAGCGTGTCGGCCAGGCTGAACGCCTCGCCCGCCGCGAGCCTGTTCGCCGCCGTCACCAGCTCCTGACGCGCCGCGTCCAGCGTCGCCGGCACGGGCTCCGCCATGTCGCACGCCCTGCGCTCCAGCGCGACCGCCGTCACCACCAGCCTGCGCCTGGCCGCACGCTCCGCCACGATCTCCGCGTAATGCTCCGCGTTCCACGCGCTCGGCACTCCCTCCATCACCGATACCAGCGCCGCCACGCCGCCCACCCGCTCCAGATCCCCGCTCGCCGTCAGCGCGTCCGCCAGCGTCACGGCGTCCACGGGCCGCCCGTCGGCGTCCAACGCCAGCACCGCTCGCCAGATCGCCCGCAGGTCGGGATCCGAAAAGTCCTCGGCGTCCACCCGCGCCCGCACCACGGGCAGCCAGCCCGCGTCCAGGATCGCGCTCCCCACCAGCGCCCGCTCCGCTGCCTCGTCCTTCGGCGGCATCCGCTCGTCCATTCATCTCACCTCGCCTCCAGCCGCTTGCTCAGCACGCTCCATGCTGTTGCAGCCACGAGCGGTACGACGCCGTTGCCGATCGCTCGCAGTCTGTCCACCCGATAGGCCACCCCATCAGCCACTCGACCCACGGCGGGTTCAGTTGCCCACCAGCCACCTCGCTCAGCGGCCTGCTGTTCCGCGCCCGCGTCGCGTCGCTCGCCTTTCCGCTCCTGTGATCCCTCGCCGCCGGCGTCGGCCAGAAGAGCCGGTAGAAGTCCGTCCTGTTGCACCCGCCGCTCCGCAGCCCGCTTGCACACCGCGGCGTCGGCCACAGCCCCTGCCGCGCCATCGTCTCGAGCGACGGCCGCCGCTTGCCCACACGACCCGCCTCGCCCCCGATGTTCTCGCCATACGCCACCGCGCTCGGGGTCGGCAGCGAGCAGGAAGAGCCGCTTGCGGAGGTGCGGCGCTCCCACCCCCGCCGCCGAAAACACGTCCCACTCCGCAGACCACCCGCGGTCGGCCAGGTCTCCGAGGATGAGGGGTAGGGCGTTGTGAATAATGCCGGGCACGTTTTCCAGAAACAGCGCCCAGGCTCCCACGTCGCGTACGACGCGCCAGAGGAACGGCCATAGGTATCGCTCGTCGGCGACCCCCGCCCGCTTCCCCGCACAGGAGAAGGGCTGGCACGGGATGCCCGCAGTGACGAGATCCACTGTGCCACGCCAGAATCGGCCGTCGAAACTGGTAAGGTCACTCCAGACAGGTGCCTCGTCCAGGCAACCATCGGCCATACGCGCCGCCAGTATCGCGGCGGCATACGCCTCCCTCTCGATGTAGCATATAGTGCGATACGCTCCGCCAAGGGCGAACCGCAGTCCGGCCTCGAGCGCCCCCGTCCCGGCACATGCAGCCAAGCCATTCATCTTACCTCCTCAGTGTGTCCGCTTCGGCGGCAGAGAGCCCGGGCCGCCTGGATCCGCCTTCGACGCCGCGTCCAGCCGCTGCTCGTCAAACCACTGCTCCGTCGGGGCACCGTCCTGAAGCTCCCGCGGCACCACGCAGAGCTGCACGCAGCCGTTCAGATACTCCGTCCGCGCCGTCACGACCCCGGTGAACTTCGTGATCGTGTCCACCGCCACCTGTCCCAGCTTCACCATCTCGGTCTCCTTCCATCAGTTGCCGATCTCTGCCGCCACGTCCGCGACCGCCACGCGCCCGCCCCACCACACGACGCTCATCTCAGCGCGCAGTGCGGCGTTCAGCACTTCGGTGGCGGCCGCCACGGATGGCGGTATGTCCGCCGTCTCATCGGGCGGCAGCCAGTCACACAGCAAGTCGTCAATGTCCACCTGCGGGACGGGCACGGGGACGCAATGGACCAGTAGCGGGACGCTGCCGATCTCATGCGCATAGTCGCGCACCTCATCCCATGAGTGGAAGAACCGGTCTCCGTCGTGCTCGACCACCGGCGCGCTCTCGTCCCACGGTTCCGCCGGAAGCTCGGCGTGGCGCTTGAGGCGGAGTTTCGCACGGCACTTCGCGCATAGGGTCCAGCCCTTTGGTGTGGGCTCCCCGCATTCGTGGCACTCGATGTGAGTGCAGCCGCTATAGCGCGCCGAGCGTTCCTCCAGCCAGATGCCGCCGTTGGCGCTGCGCCAGACGGTGTGCATCTCCTTCGTCGCCGCGTCATCCCACAGGATCACAGCCTGCTCAGGCATCGCGCTCTCCTCTCAGTGTGGTGCGGGGGGCAGGGCAGGGCGGTCCTGCCTGCCGGCGCCCGCCGCCTTCCGCTGCTCGCCCTTCAGCCACGTGCCCACGAACCGACGCATCCCCGCCGACGTCTTCCGCTCGCTCGGCGCCACACCCGCCAGCCAGTCCCGCATCCGCAGCAGCTCCCCCTCCACGTCCACCAGCGGATACGCCGCACGCCACTCCGCCAGCAGTTCCGCCGACGCCTCCCAGTCCGCGTCCGCCCCCTTCAGGATGGCCGCAGGGAAGACGAAGGCGGCGGGCCCTCCTGTACCCTCTATTCTCTCAGACTCCATTCCGGCACCCTCAGCCGTACCGCCGTCGCCGCGCCCGTTCTGCGGTTCCGGCTTCCACCCCGTCAGCCTGGAATGCACTTGTCTAACGTCCGCCACGACATGCAGCCCCGACGGCCTGACCTCGATCAGCCCATTCTTGACGCATGTTTGCAGCATAGCTGCCGCAGTTCTGTGGTGACAGTACAGCACTCGCGCGAGATGTTGCGGCATGAGTTCGGCATGAGTGAGCCAATCGCGCCGATTCCTGCGACATCGTGCCCACAAGCGCAGCAAAGATAGCGCCTGCCCGCTCGGCATCTGGAGCACCCTCGGGTCCTCCAACAGCTCCAATGGGATCAGCACGAACTCGCCAGCCGCCATCGCCCACTCGCCCCTTTCAGCCTGCGGCCACGTTGCTCCGCTGCCCGATCAGCGCCACCTGATACGCCACCTCCAGCGGCGGCCAATCCAGCACGATCCCCAGTGAGGCCATCGTCGCCGTCACATTTACCCCGTTTGCCTCGGGGCAGAAGGTTGACCTGGAGCTGTTCGTCTCATACAGTGCCAGCCTGAGCTTCTCCCGCAGCCGCTTCCGCGCACCCCCCTGCCAATACAGGCAGCAGTACGCCTGGCGGTCGCTCCATCCCGGGTGCTTTGCCTTCATCCGCCTGGCGTGGTCGCCGATGGCGAATGTGGTCCAGACCACATACACAGGCCGCCCCAGGTCAAGAACGTCCGCCAGCATGGGAGCCTGCGGTGGGCAGGTTGCCCTGTTGCCGTAGTTGGGGCAGCCGTGTTTGTGCCCTGGATATTTGCGCCTGCACAGCTCCCGCACGCTGGGGTCGATCACTGGCTCGCACCTCTTCCACGGCACAACTCGCCCCTTTCAGCCCGCGGCGTACACCAGCCGCTCGATCCGCGCCGTCGTCTGCTCCGCCTCCGCGAGCACCACCAGGCACCTGTCCAGCACGGCACTCAGCCGCGGCATCCCGCCCCGAGCCACCGCCAGCAGCTCCTCCGTCTGCGGCCACGCCCGCGGCTCGGTTATGATGGAGCCGCCGAGCTCCGCCAGCAGCTCGTCCGTCCGCTCGGTCAGCAGATTCACCCCCGCCCAGTCGGCGCGCCGCGCCAGGCGCTCCGTCTCCTGCGCCACCGCCAGCAGCGTCCGATAGACGTCCTCGCGCCGCTCGTACTCCGCCACCAGCTCGTCCTCGCTGCGGGCGGAGCCCGACCGCCTCCCCGACGACGCCTCGCCGTGCACCACGCGCGCACCTGGCTGCCTCTGGCCGGGCACGCCGTTCTGCCCTTCACACTCTGGCGTTCGTCGGTTCATCGGTCGGGCTCCTTCCGTGTCCCGCAGATGCGCTCCGTGCGCTCCCTTCGTTACTCCGCCTCGGGATACATCCGCCGCGGCGCGGCGGCACTCTCTTCTTCATCCTCCTCCCCGCCCTCACTCGCCCTCGTGCTCTTACTCGTGCTCGTGCTCGTGCTCGTGCTCGCGCCCTCCTCACCCTCCCACCCGAGACGCCGCAGCGTCTCCCAATACAGTGTCTCGCAGTTCCCGCAGTCCTTGCACATCGAGCTCCACAGCGTCCCGCACGTCCGCACCAGCTCCGCAGACCGCATGTGCAGGTGCTCCCCCAGCGTGTCCAGCATCGCACTCGGCGTCATCCGCCAATACCGGTTCGCCACGTGCACCCGCTCCTCATAGTCACCCGACGCCATCACCATGTCGGGGATCGCCTCCCTCACGGGGTAGTTCATCCACGTCAGCACCACCACCGCACCCTGGTTCACGTAGTGGTCCACCACGTCGTCCTGCTCGCACAAGTCCCAGCTTTTCGCCCTGACCCGGACGTACATGACGTGCGGCGGCACGTCCACGAACAGCGGCTCACGCCCGTTGCACGTGAAGACGACGGGATACGGCACACCCGTCCAGGGGTTCAGCCCGAAGTCGAACTCGGCGATGCTCGTGTTCATGAAGACGTGGCGGTACACGCCCGCCACCGCCAGCACCTTCTCCCGCTCGATGTTGCTGTCGTGCCCCGAGTTCATCCGCACGACCTTCCCCACCGCCTCCTCCACCGACGGCAGCAGCGGCTCCTCCCGCGTCCGATACCACTGCTCGCCGTTGTAGAAGCAGTGCTCGCAGTCGTTCGGGCACAGACCCGTCTGCGGGATGCACTCCACCAGGCCGCTGCCGTCCATCTTCGGGTTCATCGCCACGGTCGGCTCCTCTCGAGGTTGCGGGGCGGCGGCGCAGGGCCATGGAAGGGGCCGGGGGAAGCCCGCCCCGCGTCCGCCGCCCGCACTTCGTTCATCGGCTCACCCCTTCGGTTGCTGGCCTTGCCTTGCCTAGCCCCGCCACGCCTAGCCCTGCCACGCCGCGCCCGGCCAGGGGTCACTCACCCTCCGCCACGTCCCAGCGGTTGACGAGGAACTTCCCGTACATCCCCCGATACGTCCCGAACCCGACCATCAGCCCACCCTTCTCGAAGAGCTCGAGCAGGGTCCCTGGCCGGATGTCCGGGTTCTCGAACAGCTTGATCTCAAACGCCACGTCCCACGGCAGGTCAAGCACCGGCCGGATCTTCGGGTTCGGCACACCCTTCGCCAGACGCGCCACCGCCCGATGCACCCGCATCCCCGCCCCCTTGTCCACGTCGTTCTTGAACCCCCCGAACTCGATGGGCTTCCCCTCCCGCGTGATCGGCACGTCCGCCGTGGGCAGCACGACGTACGCCCTGATCTGGAGTATCTTCCCCTTGTACGCCCGGCTGTCGAAGATCGCCTTCGGCGCACTTGTGGTGTTCTCGGCCGTCAGGAACGAGTAGATGTTCGCCCGCGGCAGCACGAGCGTCCGCCCGTCGTCGGCGAGATACATCTTCTCCCCCACGTCCAGCTCCGTGTCGTTGTCCCCCGGGTAGCGGTCGAACATCAGCGGCGTCAGCCCCTGAAGGCCAACCGAGATGACCTTGTAGCTCAGCGACATCGAAGTCTCCTTTCAGCGGCGGGTCCGCCACCTCGATCCCGTGCTCCCGCAGCAGCCCCCGGACCGCTGCCTCGTCCGCACAAAGCTCCTCGAACCGCGTCATCTCACCGCCACCCCCTTTCAGGTTGCTGGCCTTGCCTTGCCGCGCCACGCCCGGCCGCGCCCCGCAGGGCCCCGCCAGGCCCTGCCCCGCCCGGCTCTGCCCGGCCACGTGCAGTTCGTGTCGCCCGCCCTCCTTCCCAAGGTTGCTGACCTTGCCTTGCCGAGCCACGCCAAGCCAGGCCCGGCCGAGCCGCGCCCCGCCGCGCCCAGCCACGCCGCGTGCAGTTCGTGTCGCCCGCCCTCCTTCCCGAGGTCGCTGGCCTTGCCTTGCCTCGCCGGGCCGCGCCGGGCCACGCCGTGCCTTGCCCCGCCGCGCCCCGCCCCGTTGTATGTCAGGGCTTCTCAATGCTGAGCCTCCGCGTCGCCGGCACGATCTTGATGCACGGGCAGCCGAGCGGCGTCGGCCTGTACCCCTTCCGCTCGCCGTAGCCGCTCGCACCGTCCGACCGAGCCGTGTAGGTCCGCAGGAACGTGCCGCTGACCACGCCCACGCGCGTGTCGTCCACGATGTCCGTGCAGTCGTCGTTCGCCTTCAAGATCACGATCTCGTCGTCCAGCCGCTCGTGGATGTGCCCGATGATGTAGATGTCCGCCTCGAACGCCACCATGAACCGCTCCAGGCGGTTCAGCTTCCCGCCCTTCGTCTGCGCGTAGCCCGCGCCGTGGTGCGCGTAGATCCGGAACCGCTGCCGCTCGCCCGTCTCCGTGTGCACGAACACCACGTCCCGGAAGCAGGAGTAGCCGAGGAACGGCGCGCCCAGCGCCTCCGCGATGTTCTGCGCCAGCGCGTGCTCGAACCTGTTGCTGTAGTACCACTCGTGGTTGCCCTGGAGCATCCCGATGCACTTGCCGGCGATGGGCTCGAACTGCGAGATGGCGAAGTCACGCATCTGGGGGCCGTACGCCTTGAAGTACGCCGCCCGGTGCTTGCCCGCCACCATCTCGGGATCGAAGCGCCGCTCGTCCCGCATGCTGATCAGGTCGATATAGTCCCCCATCCCGATCCAGCGGCTCAGCGAGCTCCGCTTGATCTTCCCGACCGTCGCGGCCACGCACTCCTCGTCGCAGCCCGCCGCGCCCCAGTGGATGTCCCCCAGCGGCCACAACCGCCACTCACTCTCCCACGAGGTCGTCTCGATCACCAACTGCCCGCCAGCCACCATGTCAGGCCCCTTTCTCCTCTGCCACAGGCTCCGCCGCCCGCGATTGTGCCCGCTTGTTCCGCAGATCGAGTATCCAGTCGAACAGCTCGTCCAGCTCGTCGTCGTCCATCTCCCGCTCCGCCGCCGCCGTCCCCGGGTCGTCCTGGAGCAGGCCGATCACCACGCCGTCAAGCGTCCTGCTGCCGTCGCCCCGTATCCGCAACTGTGCGTCGCCGCTCTTCAGCGTGACTAGGTGTGTGAGGCCGCAGCGGCAGCACTCGAGCCGCGTCGGCACCCCCTGCTCCAGCCGCAGCTCCTCGTCGCTCGCCATCGGCATCGCTCCTTCCAGCGGTCAGCAGTCAGCGGTCAGCCGAACAGGATCATCTCTGTGCCCCGAGGCGTCGCCCGCAGCTTCGCCTCGGGGTGCACGAAGGGCCGCACCTTTCGCTCCACCGCCCACGTCGCGGCGTCCGCCGAGCTCGCGTCACGCCCCATCAGCAGGATGTCACCCAGCGGACGCCAGCCCCTGCCCTGCGGCCGCTGCACGTCCACCGCCACCCGCAGCGCCGGCACCCGCCCTCGCCGCGTCTTCATCGGATTCCCCCTTCCTCTCCCCCCTGACCTCTGACCGCTGACCCCTGACCGCTGACCTCTGACTTCTGACTTCTGGCCCCTACCCCCTCCGCCACCAGCCGCCGCAGGTTCCATGGTCGCACCGACAACTTCGTTCGGTCGGGCACCATCCGCAGCACGACCCATTGCCCCGCGTCGCACAACGCCTCCACAAGTGCCACCCGCCCGCCCCACGTGCAGCCGATCACGCGGCCGCTCGCGTGCAGCGGTGTGGCCACCGTCCGCACGGTGTCGCCCACCGCCAGGCTCTCATACACCCGGTTCCCCACCGCCATCAGCGCCTCCGTCGTCAGCGCCTGCGCCGGCGCCCCGCACTTGGGACACTCCTCGCCAGGCCACAGCGGCGTCGAGCAGAAGGCACAGGTCAACTTCCCCGCACCCGCCTCCTCCCCGTGCTCGTGCTCCTGCTCGTGCTCGTGCTCGCGCGTCCCCTCCTCCGGCTCCCTTGGCGGCCTTGGCGGCCTTGGCGGTTCAACCCTCCCCTCCGCTTCCTCCGGCACCGGCGGCTCGCTCTCGGGATCGTAGGGGAAGCACTGCTCGCCCAGCACCTCCAGCATCGCCTCCCGATCCATCACCGTCACCCGCCCGCCGTAGGGGTTCAGCGGATTGTAGATCAGGCACGCTCCCCCCTCCTCATGCTGCACGACCGTCACCACCGTGTGCACCTTGGTGTCCGACACCGTCGCCAGCCACTCGCCCGTCGCCCCATCGAGCGCACAGGCCAGGTGGCTCAGCCCATGCTCCGCGTCCACCCCCACCCGCTCGCCGTGCAGGATCGCGTCGCCGCAGACGCCGCAGCGAACGCCCGCGGGCGCCTCCGCTGGCGGCGGCTCGCCCCCCATCGTCACCCGCACGTCGTGGGCGCCCAGCGTCTTCGCGACCTCCGCCAGCGCCTCCGCCAGCGTGTTCCTGCTGCGGAAGTCGATGGCCACCCCTTTTTCCATTCTCATCACCCAGTAAGGGAACGATCTGCCCTCCATCATCTCGATCATCACCTGCACCAGCGGTTCGTCACCCATCGTCTGCTCCCTTCACGCTCCCCGGGCATGAAGCGGCGGCGGGCTGCATTTCTGCTCTCACCCGCCGCCGTCCACAGTGTCGCTGCCGTGCCGCGTCACCCGCGATGGGGGGGGCACCGCAAGTCCCGCCCGCACGACAGCTCCAGCCACTACAGATTGTCCTCGCAGGCCCCCCTGTCCGCTTCATCTCGTCCCTTCCGCCGTCATCGGCTCGCCCTCCGAGGGTTGCCAAGGGTTCCACTGGAATGCCACCTTACCACCCAAAGCTTACCGCGTCAAGTCCCTTTACCACTTTCCCCGTCTTTTTTTCTTGCACGCCGCTAACGCTGGCGCTATAATGGCCACCATGGAGGCGGCGCACCTGCGATCGGCAGCCCGTGACCCGGGAGGCGTTGGGGGAGAGGCCAAAGGGACTTGTGTCAGACGGGCCGAGCAACGTACAGGGGGACACACACAATGCCGCGCCAACTGACCGTCGCCGAGCGCCTCGAGCGCATCCGCCGCGAGATCGCACGCCAGGAGGTCGGCATCCGCGCCCTCGCCAGACTCTGCGGCTCCACCCACCCCACCATCCGCACCCTCGTCGCCGACCCGCCGCCCGACAGGCCCAACGCCCACCTCATCGACCGCCTCGACCACGCACTCGGTATCACCAACGCCACGCCCTACCCACAGGCCGCCGACCTCGTCTCAGACGGCACCGCCCCCGCCTGGTGCTGCTCCATCCCGCTCGCAGGCCACGTCCTCGCCGACCCCGAGAGCCACGTCGAGCTCGCCGACGCAGACCCCCCGCGCCACCTCCGCGTCCCGCACGACACCTACTGCCTCGAGGCACGCCGCACCGGGCACCTGCTCTTCGTCCGGCCCGTCGAGCCCGCAGACGGCGACCTCGCCATCGTCACCCTCGTCAACGGCGCCCGCGTCTGCAAGCGGATCAGCCACCGCCTCGGGCGCGTCCAGCTCGAAAGCGATTCCGCACCACCCATCGACCTCGCACCCGCACACATCGCCACCATGCACAAGGTCATCGGCGCCTGGTACGACTGGGCGCCCGCCGACGAATCGCCTTGACACGCCGCCCGCCAGCCGCTACAATAGTGGACAGTAGGAGGGCGACATGGGCGCGGTCATCCCACAGTCCAGCGGCGGCGACGCAGCCGCCAGGCTCCGCAGGGCAGCCAACCTGCTCAATACCTCTTTCACCGGGATCGGCGTCTTCCTAATCACCGCCGCGTGCGTCTGCGGTCTGGCGGCCCTTGGCTCAACGGGGCCGTACGGCAATCTGACCGCCATGCTCGTCTGCGGAGGGCTTGCCGCCTTCTTATCCATCCTTGGCTTCGTGCTCATCCGCCTTGGTCGCTGGATACTCGCCCTCTCCGAATGGTTCCTGCACATGGATACTGATGAAGCGCTATGACATCCTCCCGTTCCCCATCGTCTTCGTCGCCGCCCTCCTCATCGCCCTCATCCTCCACTCCTGCGGTTAACGGGCAGACCCCGCCGCTCAATCCCTACTGACCCGCCCTCCCAGGTCACGAGGCGTCCCGCCACCACAAGGTCGGCACGCCACCGCCCGCCGGATACCAGTCGGCGTATGAGATCGACGCCGCAGGACGGCTCACGATCTCGAATCGCAGCCGCACCCCATACAGGTTCACCGGCGCGACCCCACTCACCCACTGGATCACCTCGTCCAGCGAGGCTGTGGCCGCCTCATCGGTCTCCGCACTCGCGATGACGTTCGGCAGGGTCCTGAAATTGTTCGTGGCGGGCGGAGCGCCGAAGACCACGGCTCCCGGCTTGAATGGCTCTGTCACCCAGTCGAGATAGAAGCAGGCCGTCGTCCAATGGTCGTTCACCACCGCGGGCGTCTGCACGATCACGTCCACGCCCACGGCATAGAAGTTCAGCGTCGCGCCTTCCAGCGCCGTCTGCCGCACCGCGTCGCCAGCACCATCCACTGCCCAGGCGTAGTACCCGTGCCCCGTGTGCCGCGTGTCGTCGGCCGCATAGTAGTCATACGCCCCTTGGTAGTGTGTCACCGTGCGGTGCGACCTGCCTGTGTCGGTGAACGGCGCCCACGCCGTGCCCGCCGCTACCCCCCGTCGAAAGTAGTAGCGGCCGCGTCGCGGGCTCTGAGCATCGAGCAGGCTGTAGACCTGCACGATCTCGCGCCCGGCCGCGTCCGCCACATCCTCTTCCGCCAGCTCGTGGCTGCCGCTCGCCTCGCCCTCATTCGTCGCCATCACGTGCAGTCCGCCCGTCACGAACTCATAGCTGATCCCGTCCCCGCTGTCGCCCGCCGCGTCCTTGCTCCGCACCTGCTTCACCGCGTAGAGGTTCTTCCCGGCGTCGATCGCCTCGCCCGCGGGCGCCGTCGCCACCACCTGCGCCTCGAACCACGGCCGACGCACCTGGCCGGCCGGCGGCGCGTCCGCCAACTCCTGCGCCTGCCGCGCCTCGTCCACCTCGCGCTCGAGCTCGCCCACCCGCAGCACCAGCCCGCCACCCGTCGGCATCCCAGGAAGTCCGCCCATATCAGCCGCTCCAGTCCAGCTCCGCAAACGCGGTCTTCGCCCGCGTCCGCATCCGCTTCCCGAAGTTCCACACCTGCTCGCTCACCACCGTTCCCATACTCATCCCCGGGCTCATCACCTGCTGGTTCCACACGGCCTCGAGCATCGTGCCCACCCGCACTCCAGGGGTCGGGTAGTTCCACGTCACCGTCACCGCCCGCCGCTCGCGCCCGTACCACGCCTTCGCCATCGCCGCCACGATCAGCATCGTCCACGTGTCGTCCCGCACGGGGTTGGCGCCGTCATAGACGTGCAGCGTGCCGTCCGCGTTGATCTCGTCTATCGTGCCAGGCGTGACCCACCAGTACTCCGCGCCCCGAGCGTAGATCGTCACCACCCGCTCCGGGCCGTCGTCGTCGTCGGGCGCGACCTCGACCACCACCCTGATCCGCTCGTCCAGCCGCACGGCCATCGTCGCCACGATGCTGTCGTACTCATACGTCGGCGGCTCCATCATCACGGGCAGCCCCGCCGCGCCCGCCATCATCACCATCGGGTTGGCCCGCAGGTAGAACGCCAGCTCGTGCTCCACCAGCTTCACCGCCACCGCAGGATACCCCTCCAGCGCCTCGGGGTCCGCCGGCGGATGGTCGATCCGAATGTACTTGCCGTCCTGCTGCGGATGCGATACCCACACCAGCGGCCGCCGATACCGAGGCTCTGCCACACCGCCCCCCGCGTCCACGATCGGCACCAGCGGCTCGAAGTGCTTCGCCCACCGCCAATACGCCGCCTGCTCGCTCCCGTCCACCGTCCCGTCGTCCTTCGCCTTCGGCGCCGCATTCCCTCCGCCCAGCCCATACCAGTCCCACGCGTTCGGCACCCTGTGGTAGCAGCCCACCCGCGCGAATCGCAGACGCGCGCCGAACCGATCGTTGCCCTCGATGTCGCCCGCCGACGCCTTCCACGCCGCCTCCTCCGCAGCACTCCAGCCCGCCTCCAGCGTGCTCGAGCCGTAGCTGACCGTGAAGCCGCTGACGATCCGCTCGCCCAGCACCTCGATTTTGTGCACGCGTTGGCTCAGCTCGCGCACCACGACCGCCTCGCCGATCTCGCCCGTCTCGTCGTCCAGCACCAGTGCCGCCTGCTCCGTGTTCGCCGGCAGCGTGACCCCGCAGACGCTGATCGGGGTATCGAAGTGCGTGAAGACCCAAATACATACCGCGTCGCCGTCCACCCGCACCGTCCACCCCTGGCCGCGACGCCGGTCGATCAACATATTCAGCGCGCCGCGCAGGGTCTGCCCCTCGAACCGCCACTGCTCCACCGCGTGCTCGAGGATCCCCGTCTGGCCCGCCAGGCTCCAGTTCGTCCCGTCACCGAGGTCGGGCCCGAACCACTTCAGCAGCGCCTCCGCGATATTGTGGCTCGTCCACTTCTCCTTCTCACCGAACGCATAGTAACCACCAGACATCTTATCGCTCGAGCGGTTTCCCAGCACGTACCCCCCGCGCCGATACCGCATGTTGAAGCACGGCAGCCAGCCGATCTGGCTCTCTGCCCAGCCGTTGTGTATCTGCGCCGTCGTGCACCGCACGCCGTCCAGGCAGTGCTCGATGCCCCACGCCAGCAGCGTCTGCCAGCCCCGCGCGTCCTCACCGTCGTCGCTCGTCACCCCATACGGCTCGTACGGCACGTCCCCGAGGATCCCGTGCCAGATGGGGACGGGGTCGCTGTCATACGCACTCACCAGGCTCACTCGCACGAAGTGATTGGCGAGCTCCAGCGGCAGCTCCTCGCAGAACTCCGCCCGATCCTCGTGCGCGACCTGCCCGTACCGCCACCTGAAGTACGCCTTCGGCATCCCCGGCTGCGCCACGTCCACCGCCTGCACGGGGTGCAGATAGTCCTGAACCACCCACTCGCCGCCCCACGTCTGACGCGTCTCCACCAGCGGATGCACGCGCGGCACGTCCGCCGCACTCGCCAGAGCCACCGACAGGGGTATCTGCACCGTCGCCATCAGCCCTCACCTGCCTCCATCCGCTCCAACCGCCCCATCCGCCGCGACCTGTCGTTCCGCCGCCGGTAGCAGTTACTGCACAGCCGCCGTCCGGGCTTCCCCCTGAACAGTTTCCCGCACTCCCGACACTCGATCTCGACCCTCTGCCCCCGCCGCCACCCCCGCGCCCGCAGCGCCCGCTCCTGCTCCCGCAGCCACTCGATGTCCAGCCTCACCGCTCTTCTCCTTTCCGCTCCGCAGCTTCCCCGCCCTACTGACCTCTGTCCTCTTCCCTATCCCACTGACCTCTGACCTCTGACCGCTGACCTCTGGCTCCTATTCCCCCTGCTTATCGATCGTGCCCAGGAACGCTCCCGCCCCAGGTGCCGCCGGCCCGTCCGTCTCCGCCTCGCAGCTCACGCTCGTCGTGTTCGTGCTGTCCAGCGACCCGTTCCGCGCCCGCACCAGCGTCTTCACCGTCAGCCCGTCCGCAAACGCGCCGCTCGTCCAGTCCAGCTTCGCCACCCCGTCCGACCTCACCATCGCCACCGTCGCGTCCGCCGCGCCCGTCGGGTCGGGCTCCGTCCCGTCGCTCGTCTGCCAGATCGCCCACGTGTCCGCCGCGTCGTCGCCGTCCGCCAGGTAGTTGTACCGCGCCCGCACCCGCACCGCGCCCGCCGCCGCGGCCTCCGCCGTGACGTCATACGGCGGCGACGGCCGCACCCCGACCTCGTTCCCGCCCGCGTCGATCTCCAGCACCGTCTCACCCACGTTCTCGCTGCTCAGCCCAAACTCGTTCCGCTCCCGAACCACCAGATAGTACGTGTGCCCCGCCGCCAGCGCCGCACTCTCGAACGGCAGCGTCGCACTCGTCGCGTCCGGCGCACCCGTCAGATCGGGGCTCGCGTCCTGCCCCACGTACAGCTCGTACCTGTCCAGCGCCGTCTCCGCCACCCGCCACAGCCCCCGAAGCTGCGCCGACGCCGTCCGCAGCACCCGCCACAAGCCCCTGAGCTGCCCGCTGTACGTCGCCATCTACCGCTCCGCCCTACATGCCGACCGCTGCCGCCAACTCGTTCCGCACCGCACGGCGCAATTCGTCCAGCGTGAATCCCATCACCAGCGCCGGCTTGATCCGCGCGTGCGGCATGCGGCGGATCACCAGGCTGTACGCCTCGTTTACCGCCAGCCCGCAGCACGCGACCAGATACAGCCACGCGATGCACGGCGACCTGCTCTGACCCCGCGAACAGTGCACCAGCACCACCGCCCCATCAGCCGCCCGAGCCCTGTCTATGAACGCTACCGCCTTCGCCACCGTGTCCAGGCACGCCGGCACGCAATCGGCCATCATGAAGAACCTGCTGTCCACCCCATCATCGAAGTCGTTGGGCCGCTCCGATACGTTCGCCACCGCGCCCCACGTCCCACGCTCCTGCGGCCGCGCCCCCACAAACAGCCTGGTTGCGATCTGAACCGGCCCTCTGGCGTCCACGCCCCGATCTCCTGCTTCTCCGCCCCCACCACGCCTCACGCCGTCTCGAACTGCACGCTCAGCAACCCCTCGACCCTCGGATCCGCGTCCTGACCGTCCACGATCAACCGCTCCAGCCACAGCCCACGACGCCCGCCAGCCGACAGGCTCCCCACGCTCACCACGTTCGCGTCCGAAGCGCTCAGCGGATGATACGTCGTCACGGGCACCGCCGCGCCCTCGCCCGCGCTGACCCTGCTGCTGAACGCCAGGTCGGTCGGGGCCTCCGCGCCGATCCGATACGGGCTCACGCAGTGCAGCACGTCGTCCGCGACCCCCGCCGCCGCCGTCCCCTCGCCCCACACGTCCCGCTCCGCCGCCGACACCGCCAGCTCGCTCGAGCTGGTCTTCTCATACCGCATCACCTCGCCCGTCGTGGCGTTGATCACGAACTGGTGTTGCGGCCAGTCCCCGAACCCGCCCGCAGCCTTCGCCGTGATGGCCACCGCACCCGCCGCCGCATACCCCGCGGCGTCCACCTCAGCGGTGTCCGCCAGCCCCCGCAGCCAGATCTTGATGTTCTCGATCGCGAACGCCGTCTTGTTGATGAAGGCGAAGCACCGGATCTCCGTGTCGCCCGCCGCCCGCTCCGCGTCGTGTGCGATGTCCCACATGTTGTTGTACGTGTCCGTCAGCGTCAGCGCCATCGTCTCGCCAATGCTCAGCGCCACCGCGTCCGTCCGCGTGACCGTCACGCACTTGTCCTCGTTGTCGCCCGGCACCACCTTCGTCTGCCCGTTCGCGATCGTGACCGCAGGGCCCTCGCTCCCGCCCGGCGGCGTGTACGCGACCGCACTCGCTCCCGTCACCCGCACCATCCCCGTCCCCGGCTCGTTCTCCGCCGACGCGAAGTCGATCCGCAGGTTGGCCGGCCCGCCCGTCACCACGATCCCCAGGCACACCAGCCGCGTCTCGCTCATGTAGTAGCCGAGGCTCGATATCGCATACGGCTGCGACCCGCCGTACGAATAGGCGCCCGTCAGGAACCACCACAGCCCGTCCGCTCCGTCATACTGGCAGTATGCCACCGCTCACCTCTCAGCTTGCCGCTACCGTCACCTTGCCCGTTACGCTCGAGTACGACAGCCCTACGTCGGGCGGATCCGGGTGCCGCACCATCAGCACCGCCAGACCCGCCGCCGTCCCCGCGTTCCCGTCCTCGCCATACGCCGTCACCCGGAACCTGTGGCTCGCCCCATCCTCCAGCCACCCGCTCGTCCACCTGTAGTACCCCTGCCCACGCTCCCGCACCCGCGCGCGCCGCACCCACGACCCGCTTACCAGCTCGTGCACCAGGTAGTGCCCCGCACCCACCACCCGATACCACTGCACCACCACCTGCCCAGGATACCCCTGCGGCAGCTCCGTCGCGTCGTCCGTCACCACGAATACCGGATACCAGCCGCCCGGCACCGTGACGTCCCAGTGCCTCGCCGACGTCGTCCCCACCAGCACCCCGTCCTGCCACACGTACACCGTCCCCGCACCGCTGTCCCACCCCAGCCGCCACCCCGTCACCCCCATCCGCCGCACTGTCAGCCCCGTCACCGCCATGCTCTAATCCGTCCTCTCGCGCTCTTGCTCGTCCTCTTGCTCGTGCTCCTGCTCGTGCTCGATCTTCTCTTCTCTCCCCTCCCGCGTCACGCCTTCTTCTGCTGCACCAGCCACTCCAGCCACAGCAGCACGTTCCCGTCGTTCACCCGAGCACTCCCCACCGCCACCGGCAGCGACTGCGGCGCCCGCACCTTCCGCACCTTCAGCACCACCACGTTCGCCACCTCTTCCCCGCTCCCGTACTTGACCGTCCCGATCTGACCCTCGAGCGCCTTGCACGCCGCATACTCCGTCTCCGCGTCCGCCACGCTCGCCACGTCCAGCACCGTCAACAGCGGGCTGACGTCCGCGCGCTTCCCCAGCTCGCCGAACGCGTGCCCGTCCACACCAGGTCGCGTGATGTCCTCGAGCTGAAGCCCCAGCTCGTCCACCGTCCCCCGCAGGACCATCATCACGTCCCGATCCAGCACGCTCGGCGTCGCCATCAGTACTCACCTCCAGGTGCCGCCCGCTGCTTCCCCCGTTCGTGCGTCGCGAAATCACCCGTCGCCCTGTCCAGGTTCCCCGCCGCCGCACCCAGTCGCTCCGCCACGTCGTCCAGATCGTCCTTCGTCATCTGCGGCCCACCCGCCGCCGTGGTTCCGCCAGCCGCTCCCAGCACGATGTCAGCCAGGTTCAGTCCGCTCACACCCGACGGCACGTACTTGAGGTGCTCGACATAGGCCATGGCCCCCCGGATTGTCGCAGCCCCTCCGCCGATATGGCGCACGGCTTCGCCTGCCAGCCGTCGCACGAACCGCGTGCCCATCAGCTTGCCGCTTTCGATGTCGCTTTTCATCGCTGCGTCGAAGGCCGCGCTCGCTGTCAATTCGCCCCCGCCGAGCGCCCGCTCTCTGGTAACCTGGAGCCCCTGCTTCGCTTCCCACTCCTCCAGCCACGCCCTGTTCCGCGGGTCACTCTTCCATATCGCCATCAACTGCGCCGCCGCGTCCTCCGGCCCGCCCGTCAGCGCCTGCGCGCCGCGCAACTCCGTCGCCAGGCTCTCGATATCGCCCGCCGTGCCGAGGATCCCCCTGTAGCCCATCATCGCCTCGATCCGGCCACCCATCCACGTCTGAAGCCGCTTGTCACTCAGCCCCATCCCCTCGATCTTCCGCGCCGCACCCACCAGCCCCATCCCCCCCATCCCCTTCTTCATCATGACCTTCTGGAACGCCCTGATCCGCGTGCCCGCACCCAGCGCCTTCGCCATCGGATCCGTCCCCTCCACCTGCCACGCCACCATCGCGACCGCCGCCATCACCTCCTCGTCCGACATCTGCAACTGCGCGCCCAGCGGCGCCGCCCGCGCCGCGCCAGCGGAGATCCCGAGCAAGTCCGCCGGGCTCCGCCCGCTTGCCGTCAGCAGCTTGTTCAGGATGTCCTTGTGCGTCCCCGCCTCTCCGCGGCCCATTCCGCTCTGGATCGTCTGCACCGCCGTCGCCAACTGCGCGGGGTCCTTCACTGCAGGGTACAGACCCGCGTACAGCCCCCGCTTCCCCCCGATTCCCGCCGATTCCAGTGTGAATTGCAACGCGTACGCCTGCTCGTCAGGCATCCGCAGGCGCGACGCCTCTGCCGCACCAACCATCTGCTGATAGTGCGCGGGGCTCGTCGCGAGCTGCGCCAGCGCGCCCTTCGACTCGATCGTGCCCCTGATCCCGCCCGCAGCCGCCTCCCGCTCCTCGCGCATCGTCCGCAGCGCCTTCGTGACCCCAGCGATCACCGCCCCTACCGTGGCGAACTGCATCACCATCCCCGTCAGCTCTGTGGTGATGCCCTTGCTCGCGCGCTTCCCAGCGCCCTGCATCTTCGTGAGCTTCCCCTCGAGCTCCGCCACCTTCACGCCGAGGTCGGCCGTCGCCTTCATCGCACCACCCGAGTCGCCAGCCCACTCGATCAGGTTCTTGCTCTTCGCCATCCCATTACCCTCGCATCAACAGCCCAGCCAGGACCGCCGCAGCCTCCTCCATCCGCTCCGCCGCACGCGCCACCCGCTCGTCTGGCTCGAGCGTCTCCATCTGCCACCACAAGTCTGCATACGTCGGCTGATAGCCACTTAGCCGCCCGCGCCGCCAGCTCTCGAACTGGAGCCATCGTCTGTGGCGGGGGCGGCGTCCGCGTTTCCCTGCACCTCGCTCGCTACCGCCAGGCGCGTCGGCATGTCGATCGCCGCCTGGAGCACCCGATCCGCCGCATGCGTGTCCACCAGCTTCAGGTGGCTCGCCGCCCACCCCACCGCGTCCACGTGATAGTTCACCGCCAGCGCGCCCACCGCGACGTCCATCCACTCCTCCGGCACGTACGACAGCGGCTTGTCCGCCCGCGACAGCTCCGCCATCAGGTCGAAGAACTCGCCCACCCGCCCGCTCCACGCCCCGTGCGCCGTCACCTCGCCGCGCACCCACCCCCCGTCAGGCCCCAACTGCATCGCCTGCGGCAGGTTCGTCCCGCCCGCAGACGCCCGAGCGATGGGCACCAGCCACTTGTGCCCGTCCGCCAGCAGCGTCCAGTGCCCGTCCACCACCTCGGCACGCTCCAGGTCGCCGGGCCCGGGCGGAGACGCCACATAGTGCCCCACCCACAGCCCCTCGCGGCCCTGCGCCGCCGTCCACTCCATCGCCAGGCCCTCCGGCACCGCGTCCGCCGCGTAGCAGCCCAGCACGGGCTCCTCGGCGTCCGGCCGCAGCGGCCGCAGCAGGCACCCCTGCCCGCCAGGCCCCGCCTCCGTCGGCCGCTTGTCCAGGTCCCGCCGCCCAATCACCTCCGCCAGACCCAGCTCCGCCAGATCCGACTTCGCCACCCCCTGCCTGCCCGCTACAAACCACACCAATCCCGCCATCACCCGCTCTCCTTTCCGCCCCCGCTTTTACTCGTGCTCGTGCTCATGCTCGTGCTCGATCTTCTTTTCCCAACCCGCCTCTATGTGATCGCCGACGTCGTGTCCACGACGAGGATCGCGTTAGTGCCATCCCAAGTGGGCTGAATCACCACCTCCGCCATGCTCACCGCCCCATGCGTCTGCGGAATGCTCCGCACCGCAAACCGGCCGTCGTTCACCGTGAACTTGATGTGCTCATTCGTCCCCGCCGCCACCCGCGTCCCACCCTCCTGCACCTTCCGTAGATACGCCACGCTGTCGCTCGCAGTCACCCCCTTGCCCACCAGGCCAATCTCCTCCAGGATCCCCGCGTCGCTCACCGTCACCGCGAGCTGCGGCACGCGCGTCATGATCGCCGCCAGGCGAGGGAACGGCTCGCCGCCGCCCGACAGCACCACCAGACCCAGCCCGAAGTCGATACGGATGCTCTGCACCCCGTCAACGTCCGACCCGTTCAGGTTTACCGGCCCGTGCACGAACGCCTCTGTGATCAGCGGCGTCCCCAGCATCGTCTCCGTGTCCGCCAGCGTCACCGGATCGTTCGTCCCGTCCCACGTCGCCACCGCCTCGCACGCCAGCCGAGCCCCCCCGCTGTCCGCCGTCAGCGTCCGCGGCACCAGCAGCCCCTCGTTCATCGCCAGCAGCACGTGCGACGCGCCCGCCGCACGCGTCCCGCCCTCCTGTAGCTTGTGCAGCCAGCACTTCAGGATGGCGCTCGCATTGATCGCCAGCCCCACCGTCGCGAAGGTGTTCGACCCCTCCGCCAGCAGCGTCGCCACCTGCGTGGTCTCGAACCCAATCACGGGTCGGCACTCCGCGACCGCCGCATACTGCGGGTCCGGCAGCCCGTCGCCCGCCAGCAACATCTCCATCAGCCCAGGGTCGATGCCCAGCCCCGTGATCCCCGCGATCACCAGGTCGGTCGTCCTGTCCACCATCACGTGACTCAGCGTATATGCGTGTGTCAGCGCCATCTCACCGTCCTCCTTGCTACCGTATCCGCTTCCGCCGCGTATGTGCCCGCATCTCCCGCGCCATCGTCTGATCGAATGCCTTTTGCCCCACCCGAGCCTGCTCGTCCATCTCCGTCTGCACCACCCGAGAGAACTCATCGAACATGTCAGGCCCTGGAGCCTTGGTTCGCATAGACTGGTCAATGAAGAAGTGCTTCGGCGCGCGGAACTTGCCCAGCCCACGCACCACGTCCCGCTTCCTCGACCCCGTGACGCGCAGCCCCATCACGGCCAGCAGCGCCGTCCGCGAGGCACCGCTCCATTCCAGGTAGCGCGTGTGCCCCCACTTCCGACCCTTCGCACGCTGATACTTCAGCGTCCGCGGCCTATACTTGTACCGCTGCTTCGCACGCTTCCCGAAGTGCCGAGGAGCGTGGTGCTTGTGCCAGTGCAGCGCCGCAGCACGCACGCCCGCCCTCACGGCACGATAGACCATCGCCGGCATCGCCTTCGGGTCAGCTCTGTATGTGATGATCACGCGAAACACGGTCACTCTCTTTTTTCTGCCCGCCGCCGATTTTTCTCTTGACGACTATCACCTATCCGTGCTAGAATGGGCGCGCTACGAAAGGAGCACCCAATGCCGCCCACCGCCGCCGCTGCCCTCCGAGAGCACAACTTCCGCTATCACTCGCTGAACTCGCCGACTATCTCCGACGCACAATACGACAGCCTGAAGGCTCAGGCCGTTGCCGATGGGCACACCCCCGCTACCGTGGGCGCCCCCCCGCCGCAAGACGTCCCCACCGTGCCCCACCGCGCCCCCATGCTCTCCCTGAATAGCACCACCGACCCCGACGCCCTCCGCGCCTGGCACGCGAGCACCCTGGCCATCCTGGACGTCCCCGCCGCAGAGTTCGTCGCATCCCCCAAGATCGACGGCCTCGCCGTCAGTATCCTCTACCGCCGCGGCGAGCTCGCTCAGGCCAGCACGCGCGGCGACGGCCACACGGGGCAGGACGTCACCGCTGCCGTCCGCACGATCCTCAGCGTTCCGCTCGGGCTCGATGCCTCGGTCGCACCCGTTCCCGACCTGCTCGAGGTTCGTGGCGAAGCCTACTTTGCCCCCGACGACTTCGATATCCTGAACGACCGCCGCAGGGAGGACGGCCTGCCCCCATTCGCCAACGCCCGCAACGCAGCCGCAGGCTCCGTCCGCCTCGCCGACCCCGACGAGGCCGCCGAACGCCCGCTCGCCTTCCTCGCATACGGCATCGGCCTCTGTGATGGCGTCTCCTGCCCCACATACGCCGCCCAGCTCTCCCTCCTCACCGCGCTCGGCTTCCCCCAAATGATGCACCACGTCTGCCCCGACCTCCAGCGCGCCCTCGACTGCTGGGACGACCTCTCCGACCGCCGCGACGGCCTCCTCTTCGAGATCGACGGCATGGTGCTCGCAGCCAACCGCCTCGACCACCAGGCCACCCTCGGCTCGGGCACCACGGCCCCCCACTACGCAATCGCCATCAAGTTCGCGCCCGCCGCCACCGCCACCGTGATCCGCGCCATTGACTTCTCTGTCTCCCGCACGGGGCGCATCACGCCCATCGCAGTGTTCGACCCCATCCGCGTCGCGGGGGCCACGCTCCGCCGCGCCTCCCTCTACAATCAGGCCAATATCGACTGGCTGGACATCCGCATCGGGGATGCCGTCACCATCGAGCGCTCCGGCGGCTGCACCCCCGTGGTGACCGCCGTCCTCCGCGAGCGCCGCACCGGCACGGAGATCCCCGCCCGCGTGCCCGACCGCTGCCCGGGCTGCGGCGCACCCGTCCACACCGTCAAGGGCTTCCAGGTCTGCTCCAACCCATAGGCACACCACTAGCCCGAGGAGAGCCACCCCCATGCCCGCCACGCCGCGCAGCCCGCTCGAGGCCGCCCTGATCCGACACGGCATCTCCATCATCGCCCTGGCCACCCAGCTCCGCATCCAATACTCCTCCGTCTGGCGCGTCGTCGCGGGGAAATCCCTCATGACCCGCCCGCGCGCGGAACGGTACGCCCGCGCCCTTCGCGACCTCGGCGTCAACGCTCTCTGGTCAGACATCCTCTGATCCCGCCTCTCATGGCCCCCACTGCGCCGCCAGCCGCACCGCATACCGCCGACCCCGCGCCGCATCCTCGAGCTTGCTGCTCTGCACCGGCGCGTCGATGTCCAGCGCCCGAAGTACCAGATACGTCCCTGGGCTCTCCGCCGCCTTCTCACGCATCTCGCTCAGCAACGCCCCGAGCTGGTTCGTGAACGCCAGCTCCGCGACGTTCGGATAGTCCTGCGCCACCGACGCCACCGCGTCCATCACCCAGATCTCGAGCTCACCCTCCTGGTGGATCGTCACGTCCATATCACTGTGCTCGATCCCGTCCTCCCCGTGCCACACCAGCGCCAAGGGATAGTCGCAGCTCGTCCACTCCTCGGGATCCCCCACACCCACGATCCGCACGTACTCGAGCGCAGCCGCCGCGTCCGCCGCGCCCGTCCACCCCTGCCACGCCTCGCACGCCGCGATCAGCGACTGCATCCGCACCAGCGGCAGGCTGATACACCCCGTCCCCGTCGCCGCCACACCGCTCGTGACATACACCCGCACCGGCACCACCGATACCGATACCAGACCCGCCGCCACCGCGTACGCCTCGAACTCATACCACGTGTTGTCGTCCAGGCCCGCCTGCGCGATCTCCACCGTCGTCTCGCCAGCACCCACCGTCCCGCTCGAGCCCGTCGTCCAGCTCCCCTCCGTCAGCTTCCGATAGACCAGCAGGCACTGCTGCTCCGCCACAGCCGTCACCGTCGCCGTCACCGCGTCCCCATCCCCGTCGTTCACGACCGTCAGGCCCGTCGGAGCCGCGGGCGCGGCCGCGCCGATCGTCGTCCACCACCCACCTGTGCCGATACTGAGAATATCACCCGGGATAGGCACTACAGAGGTGTCCTAAGACTGGACGTGATCGTGAACGTGCCGAGCACCGTCGTCCCGTCCGTGTCGTAAATCGTGACCGTGTCCCCCACACCCGCCATCTTGCACCAGGCCGACGCGTGCAGCCGCTTCACCACCGTCGCGAACGTCAGCGTGTTGCCCACCTCCCAGCCCGTGCTCGCCTTCAGCGCCGTCGCCGTGTCCGCCGCACTGTGCGTGCTGAACCCCACGGCCGTCGCCCAGTTGCCCTGATTCCCCTGGAGCTCCGCCGTGTCCGCCAGCACCGCGTCCACCACCCCGTCCACCGTCGCCAGCGCCGTCGCCGTCGCCACGTTCGCCGTCAGGAAGTCCAGCTTCGCCGCCCGCGCGTCCGTCCACTGCACGCTGCTCAGCGCCGTCGCCGCCAGCGCCGCGTTGTCCGTGCCCCGCTGGTCCGTGCAGGTCGTCACCGTGTCGCAGAGTGTGACGCGCGCCACCGTGTCTGCGGCGGCATCGAAGTAGGAGGCCGCGAGCAGCGTCCGCGCGTTGAACTCTGCGACGGTCGGCACGTCGAGGATCAGATCCTTGAGTGCGAGGTTGCCGTAGACCACGCTCGTGACGGCCGACCAGGTCTGCGTGATGTAGGTCGCCTTGGCATCCGTCCACGTCGCGTTGCTCAGCGCCGTCCCGGCGGGTGCCCGCGTCGAGATCGCCGCGTCGAGCCTGGCCAGCAGCGTGTCGATATCGAGGCCCCCCGCGTCGCTCACCGGCAGTCCGCCGGCCGCGTCCGCTGCCGCATTGGGGATCGCCCCAGGCGTCACGTTGCCGCTCGCCCACTTCAGCACGTCCGCCGGCTCGATACGCACTCCCGCCGCGATCCAGACCTCCATCCGCGCGACGATCGTATCCGCCGCGAGATCCTCCATCGCCTGGACGATGAAGACCTTGGCCGTGGCCGTGTTGTACACCGTCGCCAGGTTGCAGGACGCGACGTACAGGCTCTCGTCGGCGTCGCCGGCGTCCGTCTTCTCGGTGGCCGCCAGCTTCGGGGTCGTGCAGGCGCCCAGGCTCGTCTCCCACGCGCCGTCGTCCCAATCGAACGTGCCCATGTTGGCGCCGGCGCCGACCGAGGCGTCGAAGATGTAGAAGAACACGTTCACGCCCGCCGTGTGCTGGACGGCGAGCTGCTCCGTATCCGCGAGGGCGCACGTCGCCACCAGCAGGGCGAGGGCCACGGTCAGGATGCGCTTCATTCGATTATCCCCTTCTTCTGGAGCAGCCACAGGCACAGCTTGCGCAGCACCTCTCTGTTGGTCACCGCGTCAGGCTGCGCGCGGCACCACGCCGCGATCTGCGTGCCCGCCATGAAGTCGGTGAACTCCTGCCGCTCGGGGTCAGGCTCGCCCGTCTCGGGGTCCGTGTGGTTGCGCAGCGTGAGGTTGTCGTTGGCGCGGGCGAAGTAGGGCGTGCCGCCGCCGCGCGAGAACTCCAGGCGGAGTGTCCGCGCGGGCGCGTCGAGCCTGAGCACGAGGGGCTTGCACTTGTCACTGGTGTAGCCCACGACGACGGGCGTCTTCAGCGGCTCCTCGGGGAAGTCCGCCTCCGCCGCGTAGCCCAGCCCGCAGGCCAGCATCACCACGAGCGTCAACACAGTCCTCATCACGATTCTCCTCACTCCCCAAGGCCGTCGCAGACGTACTCCAGGTGCAGGCTCAGCACTACGGGCTCAGCCGTCGGGTTGGCCCCAGCCCCCCCGTCCAGCACCACGCGCTTGAAGGTGATGCCGATTGTGTCGTGGTCCACGATGCTGCCAGCAGGGATGCTGCCCAGGTTGTTGTAGACCACGCGTTTCGCCACCGCGTTGATCGCGATGTCCCCGCTGTCGATGGTGTCCGTGTGGGTGGGCGCGTCAACGGCCTCCGTGCCGTCGTGCGGGACCGCACTCCACTTCACCTCCCACTGCACGTCCTTCGTGTTGTCCCCCTCATCGATGTACCACGTGATGTGGACTTCGATGTCGGCGCTCGTGTCGCAGTCGTGCGGAAGTTCCATCGTGATGACCGAATCGTCGCCGATGCCATACGACCAGCCCGTGAAGTTGCCCGCGATGACCTGGTCGGGCTTCGTGTTGCCCTTGCCGAAGTTAGCGTTCGCGATGGACCGGTGCATCGACGTGCGGGCGGTGCCGTGCAGGGACAGCGTGCCGTCCGCTGCGAACGCCGCGTAGTTCGTCGTCCCGCCGTCGCCGAAGTCGGAGCCGCGCGCGCTGATCCCGCCCAGCTTGTCGATGGAGCCTAGCTCGTTCGCACCGTCGTCGCTCCACTCCATGAAGTTGCCATTGATCGTCCCCCCGTTCGTCACATCCCTGTGCAGGTGCAGCAGCGCGCCCGCCTCGTTGTAGGGGCCGCCGCCGCCTGCCGTGAGGTCGATGTCCCTGCGAATCGTGACACAGTCCTGGTCCAGATGGGCGGTCACGTCATCCTGCGCTAGCGCCCCGCGCCCCATTGTAAGTTCGGCGGAATCTTCCAGCTTCATCTGCGTGGCACCGCCGGCGTTGAAGTAGATCTCGTCATTGTGGTGAGCAGCACTGACCGAGCCGAACGACAGGGCGGCATCGTCCGCTGTCCAGGAGACGAATGTTTGCTGCTTGATGCGGATCACGCCCGTCCGCGCGTTGATTGTGCCATTCACATCCAGGGCATAGGATGGCGTCCCGTAGTGAACGCCGACATCACCATCCTCATCCACGACAAATACAGCGGTGCCCGCGATACCCGCCCAGACCAGGTCGGCGTTCGCGGTCGCGCTCGCGGGGTTCACCACGAGCGTGCTCGTCGTGGACGTGGTGCCCGTCGGCACGCCCGTCAGCGTCAGCGACGTGGGGCTCGCCGTCATCGTCTGCATCGCCGTCCACGTATACGCCTTGGACGTATTCGGCGTGTCGGACGGCAGCAAAGCGCCAAGCATCGCCCCGTCGAGCCACCGGTAGACCGCCAGCCCGTGCATCACGCCCAGCGGCAGCGGTGGCCTCCGAGCCTCCGCACCGCTCCCCAGCGCACACAGCGCCAGCAGGATCGTCACGATTCGCTTCATCGTCGTATTCCTCACTTCTCGCGCCGCAGGTCGTCCAGCTTGTCATTCACCCGCCGCAGCTCACCCTTGATCTCGTCCAGCACCGCCTCCATCCGCAACAGCCCCGCCTCCTGCACCGCCACCGTCTTCTCGAGCGCCACCACCCGCTCCGCGACCTTCGCCCCGGCATTCGCCCCGCCGCCGCCGATTCCGATCACGTCCCCCACGTCCAGGCCCAGCATCGCCAGCACCAGCAGGATCAGCAGCCATTGGAGCGGCTGCTTCGCCATCCGCCCGATCAGCGCCGCCAGCAGCTTGTTCCCGTTCCCGCCGTTGCCCGCCGCCTGTCCATCCGCTGTGGATGCCATCGATACTCTCCTGTGCTACTCGACCACCCGCACCTCGTGTGTCACCGTCTCGAGCTCGCCGGTCACACCCAGGTCGCTCGGGCACGTCCACCGCGCCGCATACCGCGGCACGTCGTCATAGCCCCCGAACACCTCCCACGTGCTCCTGCTCGTGTACGACGAGCAGATCGTCGCCAGCAGCTTCCACGCCGGCCGCACAGCCTCCTCCATCGGGCACCAGCTCAGCGGGATCCGGTAGAGCAGCCGCAGCAGCCGACGCGTCGCATACGTCACCCGCCCGATGTTCGCCGCATGCCACTCCGCCGCCCGCTCCTCGATCCCCTCGCTCGCCGCCCGCACCGCCGCCGGAACGTCCCGCAGCGTCACGCAATACCCCGCACGCACCTGATCCGTCAGCAGCGTGGGCTCCAGCCCGCCCGCACACGCGTCCACCGTGTACGTCCCCGGCAGCAGATCCCTGCCCAGGTGCGGCAGCTCCGTCCTCTCCCACACCACCCACACCGGCGCCGCGTGGGCGTAGCCCGAGAACTTGCCCTCCCAGAGCATCCGCGGCGCCTGCCCCAGCGTCAGCCCGAACGACAGGAGCGCACCTGGCACCTCCCGCACCCGCCGCGGCGGCCTCGGCACCGTCAGCGCCACCATCCCCGTCAGAGGCTCTGGCTCCAACCGCATCAGTCGCTCCCGTCGTCCGCAGGGTTCATCACGGGGCACGTCGCGATCGCGAGCTGGCCCAGCCGCGCGATCGCCTGCGCCTGAGACGCCAGCCTGCTCTTCCTCACTGTCGCGATCTCCGCCTCCGCCGCCGACCACTGCTCCTCCGTCACCTGCCCGGGGAAGAACCTGTGGATCAGCACCAGCGCAAACAGCACCTCGCCCACCGCACCCAGCAGTCCGCCTATTCCGAACATGTCGCTCTCCTTTTCTTCCCTCCCCCTGACCTCTGACCGCTGACCTCTGTCCTTATGCCCTATAACCGCTCCGGCTCGCCTCATACCACTCCGGCCGCACACAATGCAGCGTCACCATCCCCGCCTCCGGCCCGTCCCAACTCTCCACCACCAGCGTCACCCCCCGCACCACCACCTCCTTCCCATAGTCCGGCTCCGCCACGTCCTCCGTGCTCAGCACCACCGCCGCCCGCGTCACCTTGTCCTGCCCCAGCTCCCCCTCCTCGACGTCCGTCCCCTCCACCGCCACGTCCACCGCCGTCACCGCCGCCCCGTCATACGTCACCGCCTCCCCGTACTCGCCTTGCAGCGCGTCCCGAGGCCCCGCCGCCGCCGTCCACCTGTCGTCAAACTCACTCACCGCCCGCCCCTATCTTCCCGCTTCTCGTGCTCGTGCTCTTGCTCGTGCTCTTCCACCCCCCTCTTCCAATCGCGAATCGGCAATCGCCGATCGCCGATTGCGGCGCCCGCCCCAGCATCCGCTCGAAGAACGCACTCACCGTCCACCGCTCCAGCACCACCACCCTGGCCGCCGCCGCCACCGCCGCTCGCTCCCGAGGCCGCTTCCCCCACCACCGCACCTGCGCCACCAGCTCCCCCAGGTCACCGAACGTCGGCACCATCGGGAACTCCCGCACCACCGCCGCACTCCTGCGAGCCACCATGAACCCGCCGACCGCCGGGATCTCGAAGTGCCGGCAGATCAGATACTCCGCGTCCCCGCCACCCCACTCGATCGGCCACACGACGTTCACCGGCACGCTTTGATACACCAGCTTCACCCGCTCCACCGGCAGCCACTGCACCCCTGGCAGCCCGCGGCCCCACACCGCCACCTCGAGCCCCGCCGCACGCAGCGCCGCAATCGCCCGCTGCCTGCACGGATAGAGCACCCCCACCACCGACGCGTCCGCGTGCGCCCCGTAGCACTCCTGCTCCCGCCACCCCACGTCCTCCGGGCTCCACACCCCAGGGTCGATCCCCACGTGATCCACCCGCACGACCTGACCCTGCCCCGCATACCACTGGAGATCGTCCGCCGTGCACACCACCTGGTCGTCGCACGCCTTCGCCAGCTCGTCGTATATCGGCCGCTTCGTCACCGGCGGATCGTACGTCCACCACACCACACGCGCCCCGTGCGCCTGCCACATCCGCACCAAGTCGGGATTCAGGCTCGTCCGATCCTTGAAGTCGCCCTGCTGCAAGGCCACGACGTCCGGCCACTCGCCCTTCACCACCAGCGGCCCGTGCCGGTAGTTCCACACCCCACACTCGTGCCCCAGCCCCACGACCGCCGCCTGGCTCGCCGCCGTCGCGTATGTCTGCACCAAGAGCACTCTCATCGGCGCACCCATTCCACCGCCTCGTTGTCCGCGTTCCCGTCCGTCTCCAGACGCCGCACCTCCCTGAAGCCCGCCCCGCTCATCACCCCCACCAGGCTCTCCGTCTCCGTGACGTGCAGGCCCACATTCCCCCTCGCGCCCACGGTCCCGTTCCGTGTGAACGGCGCCGAGTAGCAGAATGCCCCGCCGCGCCGCACCATCGGCAGCACGTCCTCTCGAAGCCACCGCGGCCAGTCGGGCACGTGCTCGATTACGTCGAAGGCCGTCACCACGTCATACCCGCCTGATATCACCCTCCTGCCGAACACCACCTCCCCCTCACACTCCCCCGCATGGCACTCCCACCGCGACCGCGTGAACGCCTCGTTCAGCAGCCCGAGGTCGTGATACCCCGCCCGCCCGCCACGCTGCGCCATATACAGCACGTCCGTCCCGATCCCGCCACCAATGTCCAGGCACCGCTTCCCCGCCAGCTCCATCCCCGGCAGCACTGCCCCCACCGTGCACCAGCACGGCCGGCACAGCGTGAACAGATACCCCTGCGCCGCCCGGTAGAACCACCGCAGCTCCTCCACCGTATTCGGGTCCCAGAACACCCACTCCTGCGCGTGCAGGCTCCCCGAGCGATACGCACGCTCCCTGCACACCGCCAGCGGCAGCCCCGTCCACGCCGCCAGATCCGCCAACGCCGCGCCCGCAAACCCAGGGTCCGCTATCGCCTCATGCTCCATCCACGGCACCCCTCACCAGCCGCTCCAGGATCTCGTCCAGGCCCACCTCCGCCCGCCACCCCTCGTGCTCCCGCCGAAACTTCCCCGTGTCCGTGATCCAGATCGCGTGATCCCCCAGCCGCGGCCGCTCCTCATACGTCCACTCGACCCGATGCCCCAGCTCACCCAGCCGCCCGATGGCCTCCAGCACGCTCACACTGTTCGCCCGCCCGCCCCCGAGGTTGTACACCGCGCCCGTCCCAGGCCGCTCCACCGACGCCCAGCACGCTCGCGCCACGTCCTCCGCGTGCAACTGATCCCGCACCTGCTTCCCCCCGTGCCCGATCACCGTATACCGCCGCCCACCCACCGCACACCGCGTCAGGTAGCTCAGGAACCCGTGCAGCGCCACCCCCGCATGCCCCTCGCCCGTGAGGCATCCGCACCGCAGGCACGTCGTCCGCAGCCCGAACGTCCGCCCATACTCCTGCACCAGCAGGTCAGCCGCCGCCTTGCTCACCCCGAACAGGCTGTGCAGGCTCCGATCCATCCGCATCGTCTCGTCTATCCCGTCCCTGCTCCCGTCCGCCCAGTCATACCGCGTCTCCAACTCCACCATCGCCAGGTCGTTCACCGCGTCACCATACACCTTGTTCGTGCTCAGGAAGACGAACGGCGCCTCGGGACACCACTGCTGCGTGCACTCCAGCAGCCGCAGCGTCGCCGTCGCGTTCACCTGCCAGTCACGCCACACGTGCTCCCGCGCCCAGTCGTGGCTCGGCTGCGCCGCACAGTGCACCACCGCGTCGAAGCCCTTGGTGTTCCGAAATGCCTTCCACAGGTTGTCGGCGGCGATGTCCGTCCGCCACCATGTCAGCCGCCCACCCATCTCCGCCTCGAGCGCCCGGCCCGCCGCCGTCGTGTCCCCGCCCTCCCCGAAGTACTCCGCCCGCTGCCCGCCGTCGATCCCCGTGATGTTCCAGCCCCGACGCCCGAACTCGCGTACCACCGCACTCCCCACCAGCCCGCTGCTCCCCGTCACCAGCACCCGCCGCTCGCCTGCCATCTTCCGCTCCTCTACGTGTACGGCACCGCAGGCTGCCGCGCACCCACGTGCGTCGCAAACTCCACGTGCGGCGTCGCCACCGCCAACCCACGCGCGTGGAACCACCGCCCGATGTGCCACTCCATCTCCCTGTTCGTCAGACGCGGGAACGGCCGCAGCCCTTCGTAAAGACCCGCCCGGCACAGGTGCACCCGCATCGAGTACTGGCCCAGCCGATTCCCCCACGCCGCCGCCCGATTCACCTGATACGGCACCCCCGTCACATCCTCGACGCCCACGCCCACCCGCTTGAAGCAGCCCGCCGCCTCGTTCCGATCCAGCGTCCCAGGCAGATGCTCCGCCAGCACCTCCCCTACCTCCGGCCGCTCCCCGAGCACACCCGCCGCGAACTCCAGCCACCCGCCGCGCTCCCACCGATAGTCGCTCTCCATGTACACCCTGAGCTCCGCATCCCGCCGAGGGTCCGACAGCACCTCGAACGCCAGCCGCACAGCGTTCCTGTCCCGAGCCCACACGACCTCCGCCCAGCACCCCAACTCCCCCTGCACCCGCTCGATCGCCGCACGCGTCGCCGCGTCGCTCCCGTCGTCCACCAGCGTCCACCGATAACCCCCCTCGGCAGGCCGCCCGTAGTGCTCCACCCAACTCCGCGCCGTCCCCTCCAGCAGACCCGGCCGCCCGTAGTTCGGCGTTGCAATCTCTACCATCACTCCGCCTCCAGCACCGCGTAGCACACCTCACGGCTCGGATACACCACCCGCGCCCGCAGCCCACTGATGTCTTCCAGCTCGAACAGTGTCCGCGGATACATCCAATACGCCCCCGTCACCCCCGGCCGCGCCCCAAACTCCCTGTCCACCAACACCGGCGTGTCCCCCACCACCCACACGGCGTCAGCCGACGCCACCGCACGCAACTCCCCAAAGATCGCCGCCGCTACGTCGTCCGGCCAGTGGCACACCACGCTGTGTAGCCACACCAGGTCGGGCCCAATGCCACCCTCCAGCCCTTCACCCAGCGGTCCCACCAGCCGCGTGCTCACCCTGCCATTTGCCCCATACCGTTCGTTTACCGCTGCCAGCGCATCTTCTGACAGATCGGCACCACAGACCGAGGCACATCGCTCCAGCAGCGCGTCAATGAAGAAGCCCGCCCCGCATCCATAGTCCAGCGCCAGCCTGCACACCCCTATGCCCGACAGCACCCGCCCCGCCAGCTCGTGCACCCCCGGGCTCCAACTCTCGCACGGCGGCCCGTTCCGCAGCGAGTACTTCCGGCGCCGCTCCCAATACGCCGCCAGACCCTCGGGCGTCCGATATGCCGCCGCCTCGTCACTCACGAGCTCTTCTCCTGCGCAATTTCCGTTCGCATCCAATACCGCGCACTCCCACCCTCACCCGCCGACGCCAACTCCTCGAACCCGTTCAGCAAATACTCCATATTGGCCGGACCCAGCCGCCAGCCGCCCCAGTCGTGCACCCCCAGGACGTCCCCCACCCGCAGCCACCGCCCATACTGCTGCGCCAGCAGCAGCCGCCGGCCCGCGTCACACCACAGCACCGTCGGCCCGCCCACCTCCCACCGCAGCACGTCCGTGATCTTCCACGGCTCGTTGTGCACGTCCGCCCGCACCGCGTGCAGGCCCTGACCCATCCAACCCGCCTGCGCCGCACTCAGCGGCCGCACTATCAGGTCATACGTCCAGATCTCCGCCTCCGGCACCACCTCGTGGCATAGGGCACAATACCCGTAGTGCCGCGTTCCCAGCTCCACCATCCGCACGGGCCGCGTCAGGCCGAAGACCTCCCGCGCCACCCGCACGTCCTCCGCCATCTGTATGATCTCGAACTCCGCGCCGCCGCCCATATCCAGTCTCACGCTATCGCCTCCATCCGCAGGTTCAAGTGCTGCCGCGGCCCATGTGTCCGCGCAGGCGCCCGCACGATCCTCCGAAAGCCCGCTCGCTCCAGCAGCCGCCGCAGACGCGTCGCGTCCAGGAACGTCTTGTGCTCGCCGCGCTCGTACGCCGCCCTGTTCATCTCCTGCGCCCCGATCTCCCCGCGCACGTACGCCCGCGCATACCCCTCCAGGTCGGGGCACTCCACCACCAGCCGCCCACCTGCCCGAAGCCACTCATGCCAGTGCCGCAGCAGGCCCTCTGTCTCCCACCACGGCACGTGCTCGATCGCGTGGATCGCCTCGATCTCCTCCGCATTGTCGAGCTCCGGCGGCAGCCGCCGCATGTCCGCCACCACGTCAGGCTCCACCGCGGGATCCACGTCCACGTACACCCACCCCGCCTCATCCTTCCGCGTCCGACCGCACCCCAGGCTGATCTTCATCTGCCTTCTCCGTCACTTGCCTCCGCCGATGGGGGCTGGGCAGGCGAAAGGAGCAGAACCCACCCAGCCCCGCCCTCGGCGAGCGAGTACCTACGGCGAGACGATCGCCGGGTCGATGATGTTGTCGATCATCCACGCACACGCCGTCATGATGTCCTCTTCGTCCGTGTAGTGCCGCGCACGCACGATGTCCGTCCGCGTCTGCGGCTCCTCGTACGTGTCCATCGTGACGTTGCTCGGGCTGTCGGGCGTGTAGAGGAACGTCCGCCCGATGCACGGCTGCTTCAGCATCTCGCCCTCCGCGACCTTCAGCAGCATCACCAGGTCGTCGTCCCACATCCGCGTGATCTCCTTCGGCAGCCCTTCGTCCGCCGCATCGTAGATCTGATCGGCGATCAGCACCTGACGCAGCTCGAAGAGCCGCGCCAGCACCGCCGGCGTGTACTCCGTCCCGCCCGTGCCCGGGATCGTGTACTTCAGCCGCTCCGCGATCTCGTCCACCAGCGGAAGCGCCTGATACGCCCGGAACCCGATCACCATCGTGTCCGGCCGCAGCCCCGTGGCCTCGTACAGCGTCCTGATCCCCAGCCGCGTGTCCGCGAGCGGCGTCGCGTTCGCTGTGTCATTCCACTCGTTCCCGACCGTCTGGTTCACCGCGAACGTCTGGAGATGCGTCAGGATCCGCTGCTCCTGCATCCGCAGCAGCACGTCCACCGCACGCTGAGCCGCGAACTTCTCCGCGTCGAAGTAGTCTGCGACCTGCGCCGCCTCCACCGCGTCCACGGGATCCTCCACGCCGCGCTCGATGCACGCGTAGCTGTCCGTCTCGTAGTTCCAGTCCATCCTGTGGTACGCACCCCGCGGCGCGCGCCGGATGTCCGCAGGCAGCTTCAGCACTGCCTCCGCCGGGATCACGGGGTAGAAGCCCGCCTCCTTCGTCACGGGGAAGACCGGGTAGAGCTTCAGCCCGATGTAGTTCCGGTTCATCACGTACTCCGCCAGCGCGTCCTCGATGTCGCGCCGAAGCCTCGTCTGTCCAGGCGCCAATCTCGGCATCGCCTATCCTCCTGATTCCACAGCCATCCGCTTCTGTTCCTGTCCGCCTCTTCCTCTGTCCCCTGCTTCCTGACCGCTGACCGCTGACCTCTGGCCTTAGCTGCCCGTCACCGTCTCCGTCCCGCCGCCCGCGAACAGCCACGCCTCGAAGATGCTGTCGTCCGCAGCCGCCGCCTCGAACGCGTAGCCCAGGAACCTGTACGTGCCCGCCCCCGCCGGCAGAGCCTGCACCTTCCCGTTCGCCGCCGCGTAGATCGCCGCACCGATCCCGATCGCACCCGCCGCCACGACCTTGTGCGTCCCGCCGTGCTTGAAGTCACGGATGCTCACCGTCTCGCCGGGCGCACCCGTCACGTCCATCCCCTGAACCACCCCCACGGGGATGTGCGTCGCCGTCGCCGAGTTCAACAGCACCAGCCCCAGCGCCTGTCTGACCAGCCGATACTGATACACCTGCGCGCTGGTCGTGCGGTTGAAGACAAAATCCGTCTGCGTCGCCATTGCCTATCCTCCTGCTACGTCCTATCCGTCACCCAGCAGCGTCCTGCACGTCTCCAGAAACATCGCCTCGTTCTCCGCCTGTATCGCCCTCGCCGCCGCCAGAGCCTGCTCCGACGCGCCGCGATAGTCGCTCAGGATCCTCGCCACGATCGCCGGCACCTCCTCCACATTCTCGTACCGCGTCGTCCGCCACGGACACCACGGGATCGCCGGGCTCGTGACCATCGGCTTCCCAGCACTCATGTGCTCGAGCGCCACGTAGTTGAAGCTCTCCGTCATGCTGAGCTGGAGCCCCACGTCCACCTCCTCCGCGATCCAGTCGCAGAACTGGCTGTGCTGCCGATACGGCTCCCGCACCAGCCGCAGACGCAGCGCGTTCGCCAGCTTCAGCATGTTCTCCACGTACCGCGGACTGTCCGCCCGCTCCCCCTGCATGTGCAGCTTCGCCGGCCGCACCTGCTCGCTCACCAGCTTCGCCGCCACCACGTGGCCCGCCGGGTGCTTCAGGTTCCGTATCGCGAAGATCGCACTCAGGTGCAGCCACTGCTCGTCGTGCACCGCCGCCCGCGGCCGCTCCGCCACCTCCCCACACTGCACGTTCGGCATCGACAGCACGTCTGGCAGACCCGCCGCCCGCAGCCTGGCCGCGTCGTACGGGCTCACCACCGCATACCGAACGTTCCGATACCGCGCGCACAGACCCAGCACCTCCAGCCACTTGTCGCAGTCCGTCGCCGCCTGGAACAGCCACGGCAGGTTGCTGTGGCACCGCTGCACCCACAGCACGTCCGGCCACTCGATCGCGAGCTGCTCGAACTGTACCGTCGGCACGCAGAACGCACTGAGCACCACCAGCCGGGGCCGCGCTGTCGCCAGCCATTCGCCCCACGCCTCCGCACTCTGGTAATCGCCCACCACGTCGTCCAGCGCCAGGCTCACCGCCGTCCATCCCGCCTCCTCGAGCACCGCACTGCACTGCCGCGTGTTGTTCGCCAGCCCCGTGCTCTTGAACTGAGGTTTCGCATACACGAATGCTGCATCCATCAACCCGCTCCTCTCCGCGCCTCGCTCGCCGCTCTGCGCCTCACTATCTCCCCTCTGGCATCCGCCCTCTGGCATCTGGCATTCGGCATCTGGCATCCGCCCTCTGGCATCCGCTTGCCTATGTGCCGATCACCTTGGGCCACGTCGCCCTGATGTGCTCCACGATCTGCTTCGGCGTCCAGTCGGGATGCTCCGCGACCACCCGCTCCCGCGCCGCCTCATACGTCGTCGGCGCCTCGCCATCCGCCGCCTTCGTCGGCGTCTCGGGCTCCCTGTCCGTCACGACGGTCGTCACGGTCTTCCGCTCGGCCGCCTCCGCCTCGAGCTCCGCGATCCGCTTGTCCCGATCCGCCACCTCACCCGCCAGCCTGTCCGCCAGCCGCGCCTTCGCAGCCTCCACGCTCAGGCCCTCCGCCAGCGCGTCCAGCACCAGCGCCTCCTCGCCCTCCAGCGCCTCACGCAGCGCCGTCAGCCGATCCTTCGCCGACCGCTCACCCTGCTCCTCGCCCGTCTTCACCCAGCGCTCCCGCGCCTCCTTCATCAGCTCCGGATACGCCTCGAACAGCCCATCGACGCTCTTCACCTCGTCTGCCATCGCCCTGTCCTCCTGTCCTATGCCACTGCGGGCGCCAGCGGCGTCCGCCAGCATGCCCTCGAACGTCCCGATCCCGTCCACCAGACCCAACTTCACCGCCTCCCGCGCCATCCACACCGCCCCCGTCGCCCATTCCCGCGCCCGCCCCTCGCTCACCCCGCGGCCCCGAGCCACCGCCGCCACGAACTGACCTGACAGCACGTCCACGATCACCTGATACTCGTCCAGCAGCGCCTGCGGCGCCGCCGTCCCCTCCTCCCCAGCACCCTTCAGCGGCCCGCTCCCGACCACGTGGACCGTGACCCCCGCCTTCTCGAACAGCTTGCTCTCGTCCCAAATCACCGCATACGTGCCGATGCTCCCCACCATCCCCGGCTCGTTCACGAACAGCCGCCCCGCCTGGCTCGCCACGTAGTACGCCGCACTCGCCCCCAGGTCGCTCACAAAGGCGTCCACCGCCTTCACCTGCCGCGCCGCCCACACCGCCTCCGCCAGCTCGTACGTCCCCGCCGCCTCCCCGCCCGGGCTGTCCACGTAAAGTACGATCCGCTCTACCGTCGGGTCCGCCGCAGCCGCCTCCACCGCCGCCGTCAGCACCACCGTGTCCGCCGCCTCCACCCCGAACGCCCGGTAGATCCACGGCACCCCCTTCATCATGTACCCGACGATCGGGATCACCGCGACGCCACCACGACGCTGATACAGCTCGCCCTCCAACTCCTCTTCGGGCGGCTTCGTGAAGGCCAGCTCCACCGCCGCCCCCATCCCGCGCGACGCCAGGTGCCGCGCCAACTCCCGTACCTCTACGGGCCGCATCGACCACAACAGCGGCATCGCTCGCGCCAGCGTCAATCGCTTGTCTGTCACTTGCTGCCCTCCTTCTCCGCCGGCTCCGCCGCTTCCTTCTTCCCCGTCAGCGCGTCCAGCCGCTCCAGCACTTCCTCCCCCATCTCCGCCTCCTCCGCCACCAGCTCCTCATTCACCTCCGCGAAGTCCTGGTCGCTCGTCTCCGCAATCACGTCCCCGCGCGTCCGCAGCCGGTTCTTGATCATCAGCACGGCCGCCTGCGCCTGATCCTTGATATCCACCCACTGCCAGCCCGGCTTCCGCCACGCCACCCGCCCGAGCTGCCCCTTCGGCGGCTTCAGCAGCCGACGCTTCTGCACCCCGTACCCCACCACGTACGACCACACAGGCCGACACCAGTTCCACTCGAACCACTGCTGCTGACGCCTGAACGTCCGATACGCCTGAAGCAGCGCCGCTCGCGTGTTGCTCCAGTTGTTCGCCGTGAAGTCCAGCCACACCAGCTCCACCGGCAGCCCCATGTGCCGTCCCACGTACCTGCTGATGATCTTGATCAGCTCCGCGAAGCCCGTTCCAGGATGCTGCGGCGTGATCTGCGCGATCTCGTCCATCCGCGGGATCCGCTTGATCATCCCTGGCTCCAGCTCCTCCCACTGCTCCGTCTGCCCCGAGCTCGGGTTCGTCTCCGACGTCCCGTAGCTCGGCTTCATGTTCCCCGTCTTAATGATCAGCCCGTAGCACGCCGCCATGATGTGCGCCCACGTGTCCGCCTCGATCACGTCCTCCAGCCGATCCAGCTCGTCCAGCACCCCGCCAAGCACCGGCCGCCCGCGGCTCGCACTGAACCTGTAGGGGTCCACCAGGAACACGAAGTCCTTCGCGGCCACCGCCTCCGCCTCGTCCACGTACGCCGACGTCGGGTGCTTCGTCGCAATGTAGTACTTGACCGGCGCCCCCTTGCCGTCGAACGCGATCCCGTTGATGATCGCGCTCCGCGCCTCCCGCGTCAGGTCCCCCGCACCGCCCGCCAGACGCTGCGGCGTCGCGATCCTGTCCCCCTCGATCGGCTGCAACTGCCCCTCCGTCAGCACGAACCCCACGTCCCCGTCACGCCGCGCACTCAGGTACGACAGCCGCTGCATGTCCGCGTTGCTGAGGATCCCCCGCACGTCCAGCACCTGCTCCCGCCAATACGCCAGCGCCTCCTCGTTCCACGCCTCGCTATCCGTGTTCGGGCGCGGCGAGAACCCCATGTGCACCGTGTTGTCCACGTCCGTCTGGAGGATGCCCGCCGCCAGCGTGTTCTCGCGCACCACGGCCCGGCAGCGCTCCCGCAGCGTCCACAGCGTGCTGTCCGTGAGGTGCTTGTTCGCCGTGCCCCCGAGCCCGCTCCGTCGCCTGTGCATCCGCCCGTTCGACGCGTCCCGATACGCCGACGCCGCCCGCTGCCTGTCCCGCGCCTCCTGCCGCCGCAGCCCCCACACCGGCGCCACCAGCCGCACCGCCGCGTCCACCCGCTCCTCCCACGTGCGCCGACGCTCCCGCCACCGCTCCGCCCGCTTCGCCGCATCCATCCGCTTACCCACGCACCACCCCATCACGCTACAGCCACGTCACCCGCCCTATCCGCGATACCGCAGACTCGCCTTCGACATCTGCTCGTCCGCATACACGTCCGCCGTGATCAACTGCCGCAGATCGAGCAGGTCACTCAGTGGCCCATATTCGACGCTCTTCCCGCCCACCGTCAGCCGCTTCACCCCGCCGCGGCTCGCCCACGCCTTGATCGCCGCCTCCACCGTCTCCAGATCCGTCGCCGTGAACGCCACCGCCCGCCTCCATCCCATGACAATGGGCGTCGAGGCCGCTGCCCCGACGCCCATAGCCTACCACACGATCTGCCCCGAAACGCCCCACACCGCCGTTTCAGAATATCTGAATTAGCCCACCAGCTCGATCAGATCCAGCAGCACGCACAGCGCGTCCTGCGGCGTCCGCACGGGATACTCCACCCCACCCGTGCCCCCGCGCGTGTGCCTGAGCACCGTCATCTCGGTATCGATCATCCCGCGCAGGACCGCCGCCAGCTTCCTGTGGCGGCCCGCGTCCAGGCTCACGTCCACGTGCCGACGCGAGAACGCAAACCCCTCGGGCAGCGCCTCACCCTCCTCGAAGGCCGCGAAGCCCAGCCTGAGCACGCTCCCCTCCCCGCAGCCCCGCTCGCCCTCCAGCCGCTCCACCTTCGCCGCCTCCACCGCCAGCGCGTCGCCCAGCTCCCGCAACTGCTCGTCCCGCTCCGTCACCGCCGCCTCCAGCGCCGCCCGCTCCGCCAGCAGCCGCTCCACGTCCGCCAGCACAGCCTCCCCCCGCTGCTCTTGCTCCTGTCCGTCCTCGTGCTCGTGCTCGTGCTCGCTTCCCGCCGCATTGTTGTCCGTCGCCTTCTTCGCCATCCTCTTCTCCTGTCTTCTGCCGTGTCGTTCCCTCTTACCCCGACCACCGCTTACTTCTTCGTCGGCCAGCTCTGCACCTTCAGCGCGTGCGCGACCAGCGCCCGCATGTCCTCCAGGTGCTGCGTCTGCGCCTCATACATCCCCTGCGCCCTGTCCACCGGCGGCAGGCGATCCCCCCTCGCCTGCATGTCCCTGATCGCTCCAGCGAACAGCCGCTCGGGGATACTCAGCAACACGGGGATCTCCGCCGCCGGCTTCACGCCCTCCCAGACGGGCAACCCATCATCGAATCCCGTCACCGCCTCCACGATCATGTTGTCCGCCGAGCGCACCCAGAGCACCTCGACCCTGCGCCACGCCATGTTCGTCACCAGTATCACCCGCTCTTCCATCATCGCCCGCTCCTTTCCTTCTCCCCTATCCCCGACCACCGCACACCGACCACCGCCTCACGCCCTCCGCGCCCCCTTCAGCCACCCATACGCCTCCAACCGCTCCGCCACTTTCACCCACCCGCGCTTCTGCCCCGCCGTCAGCCGAATCACCCACCGAGGCCACCCCTCACTCCCCACATTCACCCGCTCCACCTTCCGCACCCCCTCTTCCTCGTGCTCGTGCTCCTGCTCTCTTCCTGCCGCTGCCTCCCGCTCCCCACCCACCATCTCGGCAATCCACCCCTGCCCAGGCCACTCCACCATCGGCCCGGGCCGCACCCACAGCGGCTCCAGCCCCCACTCCCGCATCCACAGCAGGTTCATCATGCACGCCGCCAGATCCGCCTCCGTCTCGCCCACACCCTGCCGAAGCTGGAAGTGATACTTGATCCCCGCGTCCTGGAGCCACCGCATCGCCTCGAACGCCTCCTCGACCGTGTGCCCCTTGCCCAGCCGACGCAGCACCCCGTCCTCGAGGAACTCAATCCCCAGCGTCACGTCGGCACACCCCGCAGCCGCCAGCATCGCCACCTGCTCCCGCGTCATCGTCCGCACGTTCGCGTCCGTCCGCCACCGGATGTCCATCGCCTCCAAGCCCTCGAGCAGCGTCGTCAGCCACGCCATGTGCCGCTCGCCGCGCCCCGTGATCTCGTTGCACAGCAGGCTCACGCTCCACCCGCCGCGATCCGTCCGCGCCTCGGGCACACGGCGCAGCAGCTCCGCGATCTCCACCACCGCCAGATCCGCGTCCCGACGCCGCAGCCGCTGGCCCGCCCAGTGGCAGAACTTGCAGGACCACGGACACCCCGAGCTGAGCTGGTACAGCACCCGCTTCCACGTCGCCCACAGCCCCTCCGACACCGCGTCCAGCGGCAGCGGCTGCGTCGCGCTGAAATGGTCGTGCGGCCACCTGCACACCCCCCGCGGCACCTTCCCCTGGAGCGCGCTCGCCGTGCTCATCGGATTCGCCCACCACGTCGGCGGCTGCTCCGACGCCTTCGCCGCAGCCACCACCAGCGGCCACAGCTCCTCGCCGTACGGCCAGGTCACCGCCATCTCATACCGCCACGCCGGCGGCAGCCCCTCCGTCCTCTGGCCTGGCATCCGCAACATGGCATCTCTGATCTTCACCTCCTGCCCCATCGCCGCCGAGCGCCCCGCATTCTGGAGCGTCATCCCAGGCGTCCAGTCGGACGTCCATTGCCAACAACACTCCTCCTGCATCACATAATGCCCCGTCGCGTGCCGAGGCAACAGCACTACCACGTCACCCATTAGATGCTCCCGTCAACATGACCGCGTCCTCACCCACCACCACAATCGTCATCCCGTTGTACTCCAGCAGCCCCGCCATGCCCGCCCCCTCCAGGCCAAAGGCTTCCGCCACATCCCGCGCGCGCAGGCGAAGCGCGTCCGCCGCAGCCTGATCCAGCACCAGATAGCTCGGCATCTTCCCCGTGCGCTCGAAATGCCGCTTGGCCGCCGCGTCCGCCACCGCTAGCACATCACCCCTCAATGTCAGCGTCACATGCTCCATCTCCTGCTCCTCTCTTCCGCTCCCCATCTGGAATCTGGCATCCGGCATCTGGCATCTTTCACCACCGTCTCCGCCTCTTGCTCGCCCACCCCGCCGTCCTTCTCCCCCCCTCGCGCCTCCCCACCCGCTCGCCCGCGTCCGCCCCCGCGTCACCCGACGGCACAGGCCCCAGCGTCCGCGCCCCGATGTACTCGCCCGCAGCCACCGCATAGACCAAGGCGTCGAGATAGTGGTTCGGCCGGCTCTCCACCACCGCCCAATGCTCCTTGATATGCCCCGACTTGTCCCGCTCGATCACCTTGTGCTCCGCCACCAGGTGCCGCAGCAGCTCCTCGCTCGGCTCCGCGTGCAGCTCCAGATACCCCGGGCCGCCCGGCGGCACCAGCAGCCGATGCAGCAGGATCGTGTCCTTGAACGCATCGACGTTCACGCTCACCAGCAGCATCCCGCCCGGGAACGCCTTGTGCGTGAGGGGATGGATGTCCATCTTCGTCGCCGACCACAGCCGCCCGCCCATCCGCGTCCCCGGCTGACCCTTGATCGGCCGCAGGCGGTCGGGGAACTCACGGCACTCCTCATACTGCTCGCCCGCTTGCCAGCCGCTGTCCCAGAAGCCCATCGCGACCATCAGCCCCTCACCCTGCACCGCCGCCCGCCCGTACGAGCCCCGCAGCAGCCGATCCTTGACGTTCCCAGGGCTCTCATACACCGACTCATCGAGCAGCCACATCTTGCCCGCCTCGCCCCACCCGACGACGGCCGTGTGGTACATGTAGTCTGCCACGTCCACCCCCGCCGTCAGCACCTGCACCTCGCTCGGCACCAGCCCCCGCGGCGTCGCGCCCACGTGTTGCAGCCACTGCTCCTCCGTCGCATCCCGGATGTCCTCCGTCCACGGAAGGCCCTGCCAGTCCTGCCTGAACGTCTTCAGCCGCTCCGGCGTGTCCTTGTACCTGAGAAACGTCGCCGCGAAGCTCCACCACGACCGCGCGTGGAACGGGCTATTCAGCCCCGGCAGCCAGAACCCCACATGGCTCCCCCACTCCGCCCGCCACGCCGCACGCCGCCTCTCCAGCTCCGCATCCGCCGCCGCTCCATCCTCTTGTCTGGCATCCGGCATCTGGCATCCGGCATCCATCAGCCTCTCCGCCACCGCACCACTCAGCCTCCCTCCGATCACATCGTCCGCGTCGCCGCGCCCGCAGGCCGCCTCGAGCAGGCCCCCGAAGAACTCCAGGAACTCCAGACTGTTCTCCGTCAGCACCACGCTGCCCTCATCCTCCTCGCCCTCCACGAACCGACCGGCCACCCAGACCCCGCGCGCGAGCATCCACGGCTTCTGCCACGTCTCGATCCGACCGCCACACCACCGGCACTCATACCACGCGAGGTGCTGCGTGTGGATCTTCCGCCAGTCTCGCTCGCCCTCCGCCCACGTCACCCCATACATCTCCCCCAACTCCCTGCCCGCCGCCTTCGCCACCGCCGCGCCCCGCTCCCGATACGCCGGCCACCGCACACCGCTCTCCGACCCCCTGCTGCCCCGAAACACCAGCAACTGATACCCCAGGCAGTGCGGACACGGCACAATGAAGACGTGGAGCAGGCTGGCCTTCAGCTCCACCCAGATCTCCCCGTAATTCGTGCTCGGCGTGCAGGCCCTGACCACCTTCCGCCCCGGGAAGTTGCTCGTCCGCTCGATCGCGTGCTGGCTCGGCCATCCCTGCCCCACCAGCGGCGCAGGATACTTGTCGGTCTCATCGAGGTAGACCTCGCGGATGGGCGTGCCCGCCAGCTCCGCCTCCGAGCCCGACCACGCCTGATACAAGGTGCAGCGCTTGAACCGCTTGGCATACCCCTTCGCCGCGTTCTTGTCGCCCGCCAGGTTGTCCGCGAAGCCAGGGCTCATCACGATCATCCGCTCGAGCCGAACGTTCAGCTTGTCCAGTGCCGTCTTCGTCGGCTCCACCAGCAGGATCGGGCCGGGATGCTGATCCACCGCATACCCCGCCATAATCGTCAGCATCATCGTCTTCGCCACCTGAGTCCCCGTCGTCAGCACCAGGAACTCCACCACCGCGTCCGCATACGCCGCGAGCGGCCCCCGCACGTACGGCGTGCGCGACGCCCGATACGGCCCCGGCTCCGCGTGGTCGGCCGCGGGCAGCACCAGCCGCCGCTCCGCCCACTCGTCGGGCGTCCACTGCTCCGGCAGCGCCGACACCGCCTCCCACTCCTCCCCATCCCACACCGCCAGTTCCGCCGTCCCCCCGCCCTGGCCACCCTCTGCAATCTGGCATCCCGCATCTGTCATCTGGCACCCACCCCGCCGCCCGCGGCGGCGAACAGCGTTGCGCCCGGCGGCAGCGCGTTGCCTGCGGGGATGCAGCCGGGGCTGAAATAGATCCGCTCGCGGTGGCGGTTCTTGAGCGACCGCCCGGCCTTGTCGCCGTGGATGCGCCCGTAGCCGCCGCTGGCCTTCCACGCCTCGACCGTCCAGCCGTGGTCGTTGACCAGCACCTCGTGGCCCTCGCCCTCGTAGCCGCAGAGCGCGATGCGGAGCGACTCGTCGCCGCCGTGCTCGACGCACCACTCGCGGACATCGTGGGCGACGTCGAGGTCTTCTGTGGCATAGATGTTCTCGGCGCGTCCCGCCTTGTCGGAGTAGGGGGGGTCAAGCAGGATGGCGCAGGGTGTGGCGGCGGTGCGGACGGCCTTGCCCATGATGCGTGACCAGTCGCCGCAGCAGACTCGGACGTATCGGAGCCGGTCGGCGAGGCGGTTCATCCACTCGAGGAGGGCGCAGTTCGGCTTGTGCAACCCGCTCGTCATCTTCCACTCGGCGATTGCGGGCAGCTTCTCGCCCACAGAGCGCGTCTTCGGCGGCTTGTGGACTTCGTAGTGCCGCTGGAGGTGCGGCCGGCCCATGGGCACGCAGCCCTTCATCGTGTGACCATCGCCAAGACACGGCCGCTTGCGGTGCGGCGCGTGGACGCCCTTGCCGTCGCTGGCGAGGTCGGGACGCACGCCGCTGGCCTTTGCCATAAGATCGGGAGACTTGGTGACGCCCTTGCTCTCGTGCGAGCAGGCCGGTCGCTGCGTCGGCACTCGCCGCACGCCCGCGGGCCCGCGCTCCGACTGCACCATCATCTCGGGAGTCGGGGACGGCTCGCGGACAGTGACCTTGTGCACGGCGAACTGCCGCGCGAGATTCTGCCGCTTCGCATCGGGCTCCTTCGGTTGGTGCATCGCCCGACCACGGTTCCCCTCACCGCCAGGCCCGTTCCACTCAGACCGCTCGTCGCACCAGCCCGCCCCGATCCAGCACGAGATCCCCCACACCCACCAGCCCGCCACCAGCGCGTCGAAGTACGTGGGGTCGCAGAGCATCCGCGTCCTGAACTTGTGCTTGCGCCAGGCGGCCATCAGCCACCGGTGCCGAGCGGTCAGGCACGCCTCGTTCACCGGCCAGTCCGCGTGGAAGGCCACGGCCTCGGGGTCCGCCGTCACCGCACGCCAGAAGTTCGCCACGTAGTTGTCCAGGTCGTTCACCGTCTCGTACCGCGACGGCGCCTTGCTCAGCAGGTAGGCCAGGCTGCCCGCGAACGGCTCGATATAGGCCGGGCAGTCGCCCAGGCGCGGGTGGATCACGCCCACGGCGCGCGACTTGCCGCCGAACCAGGGGAAGGGCGCCTTGAGGCGCGGCTTAGGCATCCATCGCCCCCTCTCCGCTCGCTCCCGACCTATCGGCATCTGGCATCTGGCATCCGCCCTCTGGCATTCACCCCACCGGCCGCTCGTCCCACGTCCGCCCGTCCAGCTCCCGACCCGCCGCCTTCTTGTTGACCCCGCCCCATTGCTTGAAGAAGAAGGGCACGCCCGCCGACACACATTGGTCGCGCAGCCCCCGCGCCCACTCAGCCTGCATCGGACGCGCCCCAGGCCCACTCTCGCCGCCGCAGATCACCCAGTCCAGCAACGCTGCGCTCCCTTGATTCACGAGGCCATCCTGGCACCACAGGACGCCCGCGACGGTCAGCGGCGCCAACTGCCGCAGATTCACCGGCCCCAGCATCGGCTCGCAGCTCACGAAGTGCCTGGCCGCCGGGATCCGCAGCAGCGCGGGGATCCGCTCGTCCGCCCGCATCTGATTCTCCGCCGTCACCCCCAGCCACACGTTCGGCAGCGGCCACCACTTCCCGAAGTACCGCAGCATGTTCTCCGGCCGCTTCGTCAGCACCAGGAACGTGTGCTGCGGGCAGTCCGCCATCACCCCGAGCACGGCGTCCTGCCACTCCTCCCGCACGTCCTTGTGGTGGAAGTCGCCCATCGAGCAGACGAAGACCATCCTGGGCTTCTTCCACCGCGCAGGGTCGCCGAGGCGGTCGGGATGCCACGTCACGGCGAAGGGCTCCTCCCGCGGATACCCATACCGACCCGCCAGCCGCCTGGCCATCCGCTCCGCATAGCAGCCCCGGCACCCCTCGCTGACCTTCGAGCAGCCCGTCACCGGGTTCCACGTCTCCTCACACCACTCGATCCCTGTCGCCATCATCCCGCTCCCTTGCTCTCGCCGTCCGCACGGCGCATGGTGAACGTGACGGTGGTCTCCTTCTCATCAACGATGATGAGCCCGCCACACTCAGGACAGTCCACCCTGTCGTCGTCCACCAGAAAATACCAGTCGTCCAACTGCCACCGGTGATCGCACCAGGGACACTCGGCAAAGGGCATCTCAAGGTGGCGCTTCGGCTCACCCATCACCCTGCTCCTCTCTGCCATCTGGCATCTGCCATCCTGCATCTGGCATTCACTCCGCCGCCCCCCTCAGTCCTCGTGCTTCACGCCCTTGTGGACGGTGGGCTCTGCGTCGCCCATCCCGACGCGGCGGTGGTGGACGTCTTCATAGACCCACCACCCGCACTCCTCGCACCACGTGATGTGCTCGCAGGGATCGTCGTATCCATCGCTCAGCACATTGTCCTCACAGAACTCGCAATACACCGTCCGCCCCTCCTCCGCCACCTCGAAGGGGTTGCCTTGGCAGCCGCCGACGTCCAGCGGCTCCGCAATGACCACAAGCCCCATCGCCAGGCAGTCGGCGTCCGTCAGCGGCGTGCGCTTCCCGTCGTTCGCACACAGCGGCACGCCCGCCTTCCGCCAGAGCTGCCCGGGTGGCGGGTCCGGCTCGCTGAAGGCGTTGACGACGCAGCCGGACCACGCGGGGCCGCCGCCGCTCCTGTGGTAGTAGTGTCTGCCCTCCGCCTTGCAGAACTCGAAGTCCCACGTGCTCATGCCCCGCTCGTCGCCCGTCACGACCGCGAATGGGCGGCCGTCGTGATACTCGATCCACACGACCTCCTCGCCGTTCGGCGCCAGCATCGGCTCACCCATCACCCTGCTCCTCTCTGGCATCTGCCATCCTGCATCTGGCATTCACTCCGCCTCGTCGTCCGCCTTCCTGCGATACTCCGCTTCCTCGCCGTGCACGCGGAAGACCAGCCCCTGCCCGTCCACGCGGGCGTGAGCCACGTAGACCCAATCCCCGCACTTGTCACACCACGCGATGTGCTCGCACGCCTCCTCCGCTTCCTGTACAGGGAAGCGGTCGTTGCAGAACTCGCAGTAGATCGTGTCGCCCTCCGTGGCCGCGAGCAGCGGGTTCCGGGTCGGCACGTAGCCCTCGCCGGGCTTATACGCCTGGCCGCACACCAACGGCTCGGCCAGCAGCACGTACCCGCGCGCCAGCAGTCCCTCCCGCGCCAGCGGCTCAGGCACCCACCGCCCGTCAACCTCCACCCGCTGCTCCAGCAGCACGCCTTCCTTGATCCAGAGCGCGAACGGCGGTGGATCCGGCTCCGCCGCCATCCCCACCTCGATGGGGCCCGCGGGCCCGCCGCCGCTGAGGTGGAAATACAGCTCTTCCCACGCCTCACTCCAGTCCACGTCGAAGTAGTGGTGGCTCTCGCGCTTTCGCCCGCAGTGCAGGGCCGTCACGCCACAAGGCCGACCCTTCACATACTCGATGCAGATGATCTCCTCCGGCTCCCCTGGATCGTCTGGCTCCGGCACAAACATCGGCTCACCCATCACTCCGCTCCTCTCTCCCCATCAGTTCCTTGCCCAATCGCTTCCAGCGGTCGCGATCCTCCCCGAAGCGGGGCAGGCAGCGGACAGTGCTCATGCCACCAGGACAGTCTGGTGAGAGGCGTCGGTGCTCTCCAATGGCCTCCGTGCCACACCACCCGGGGTCGAGGATGCCGGAGGCACCACAAAGGTCGCAGAACCAGGGCATACCCAACTTAGTAGCCATCCCTCTGCTCCTCTCTTCCAATCCCCAATCGCCAATCGGAAACCGCCAATCTCACCCCTCCTCTCTCCCCATCAGTTCCGCCACCCGCTCCCACTCGCCGTCGAGGATGGCCTCGAGCACGACGTCGTCCACCTGCGGACCCCGCAGCAGCCCGATCGCCCGACGCACCTCCTCGTCTATCGCCTGCTGGATCACCAGCCGAGGCTGACCCTCGAGCCGCGCCGCCAGCTTCCGACCCATCCCCAGCAGCACCCGCTTCATCGCCACGATCTGCGCGACGTTCTTGCGAACGACCGCACCACGCTCGATCAACTCCCCACGACGCACCCGCAAGTCCATCGTCTTCAACGCGGCCGTCAGCTCGCGGCACCTGGCCTTCCACTTCGCGTCCTGCTCCTTCCAGCTCTCCCCCGTGTCGCCCTCCGCCTTGCCCGCCTCGACCTCCACACGCCACGCCCGGATCGCCTCGAGGTCATACGCACCGTCCTGCCTGGCGGGATACCTCCCCTCGTGCTTCCAGTTGCGGATCGTCCGCGGACTGACCCCCAGCGCCGACGCCGCCTCCTTCTGCGAGGCCACCAGCCCCCCACCGCGCTCCGCATCCGCCGCCTCCGTCGCCCGCTGACCCTCCAGCAGCCGCCGCAGACCCGCCAACTCCCGCCACTCCTCCTGGCTCAGCCCACCCTTATCCGCCTTCTTCCCGAGCTCCGCCACTCGCGTCTGTAGCGCCGCGTCCGCCACCCGCACGGTCGCCGCCACCCGATCCTCACTCGCCTTCGCCTTCGCCACCGTCACCCCACCTCTCTACGCCTGCCCCACCATCGCCAGCGCCTCGTCCCGCTCGCGCTTCAACTCGCGCACCAGCCCCGCAACGTCCCTGTGCCCCGGCACCACACAGATCGTGCAGTCATACTCCCCGCTCTCCACCTTCACCGTCGCCTGCCACACCACCACGTCCACCCCCTCGCACTCCAGGAGGATACGGCGACGGCCCTGCTGTCCACCGATCTATCGGCGACTTCAAGTGCCCGTCCCCCTTCCCCTTCACCGCCCGCCACTCCGCCAGCTCCGCCTCCGCCGCGGCCACCCGATCCCAGCCGCGCTTGGCAGCCCAGATCCACACTGCCAACACCAGCAGCGTCACCACCCACACCGTCCACCCTGCCCAGGTCATCATCTCACGCTCCTCTCTCATTCACGGCCCGCCGCCCCCTCCCTGGCAGCGGCAACCCATTTCCTACACCCTAAAAACTCCCTCTCCCCTGCCATCCCCACAC